ATAGTAAGTAAATTTTTCTTTTCTATCTGCTAGACCATTGTCACCACCATTAACCCATCTTGATATTTTGGTAACGATATCCATACCTGCTCCTTCGTTTGCCTTTTTAGGAAAGTTTTTAACACCTTTTGGACCAGCAACACTCCAGAACCAAACAGAACAATCTGCTGCAAATTTTCCTTCTAGTAACTCAGGATTTGCCACAACATCGTCTTTTATTCCTTTAGATTTTAAGTAAGTGTTGTATGATGTGTAGTTTGCTCTTCCTGTTATTTGTATATAACCTCTTCCTTTGTATCTAACACCATCTCCTGTTTGTGTATTTCCTAAATCTTTTCTACCTTCATATGCCTTACCAGATGCAAACTCTCTCTTCCAAGCAAATTGTCCAGATTCGTGAGCACATTGTGCAAGGAAGTGAGCTCTTTCAAGTGCACTCTTTATACCATAGTCTTTCATTGCTTTAATAACGTCTGCAGGTGGTGATTTGGATGGTTTTCCAGGTTTGTACTTAACCATCTCTTTAGCTATTTCTGTTTTCTCTTCTGGTGTGATATTTGAATTTGTATCTTGTGATATTTGTTGGATATATGCATCAAAAGTTACTTTTAGTTCTTCATCTCCTGCAAAAATTTCTTCTGAGAATTCTTCATCCATCTCTTCCGCTGGTGGTACTTCTAAAGGTTCTTCTTTGATTTCACCAACACCTACTATTGTCAATGTTCCTAGTTCGTTGTTTACTCCTATAAACTGATTGTCTTGTTCTATGTTGAAAGTGAATTCTCCTGCTAAACTGTCACCACTTGTTCCTGAAGTACCACCAGTTCCAGAAGTCCCGCTAGTACCAGAAGTCCCGCTAGTACCAGAAGTACCTGCTGGAGTTTCAGTGGTTGTTTTAGTAACGTCACCACTAGTTCCTGATGTTCCACTAGTTCCTGATGTTCCTGATGTACCACTTGTACTTGAATCTGTAGAGTCTGGAGTAGAGTCGGAAGCATAAAAATCTATTTCTACTCCAAATAGATTTTTATATCTTTCTTTTATCATATCTCTTGCCGCAGTATCCGCTATGTATTCGTAGTAATTGTCTTTAGTTACTTCACTTCCCCATCCAGTAGTGTCACTAAAAGATATTTCTATTTTTTTTTCTGTAACCACTGCATTAGTTATAGGATTTGTAAATGGATTTATAAGACCTGTGGCTTCTGCACTTGCTTTCCAATATCCATTTCCATCTTTAGTCGAATTTGGAGCACCATCTTTCACTTTGGAAAAATCATATACACGAACTTTTATTTTCGCATAATCGGTTCCAGCAGGTATTGAAGTTACCCAGTTTGCATCGGTGGGTGTTTTATATTTTTTTACTGAATAAATATATTCCATTATTTTTTCTGAGATTTTTTAACTATGTTAAAGGTTGCCTTTAGTGTTTTTAATTCGTATGGGTTGTGATTGGTAACAGGATCTTTTGTCATAAGCCTTTGTCTCTCAACTTCCCACATACCGGTTCCGTTGTATGGTTTTCCTGCGTTTTCTCCATCATGGTTTATCTTCACATATAGTGGCACGTAGTATTTGACTTCTAAGGTATAGACACCTGGTTTGAATCCGGTGGTCATGTCGTAGTATAGCGTGTTTTCTCCACCGACTGGAGTATATTCTTGGTCTGGTGCGACTAAAACACTGGCGGTTGGTGAACCGTCACCAGGGTAAGCAAACCATCTGCTATATTCGTATTTTGGTGGTGTTCCTGCGAATCCGCCCTTTACTTGTGCAGTCGTTGATGTTGAATTATTTGTATCACCGAATTCTTTGACAACATTGCCGTCTGAGTCAAGTACTCTTATGGTACCCTTTGGTACGCTCCAAGCATCAAATCCCCATAACTTCTCACCATTTTCTTTTAAATGTCCCCATTTTTCTTGTCCGTAGAATATTCTGTATTTTAATGATTCATAGATTTTAGGGTTTCCACTATCCAATATGTTGTAGCTATTGTTATTGGAGTATGGAGATATAACGACATCGTTTGTAAAAAAATCATTTATACCTTGGTCTGAGAGCTCAAAAACCGTCCAATTGAAAGGAGTCAATGCCTTTTGCCAATCTTCGCTAGGTTTGTATGTAGGGAAAGGTCTCTTGATTGCAATGAATAGAGATTTTGAGTCTTTTATATTGTCTTCTGCACTTATTAGATTTCCTGAACTGGTTAGTTGTGCATGGTTGTTTGTTACGTCGGAAACTCTTGCCTGTGTATAGTCTCCGTCTATTCCGCCCCATGCAAGTTCTAGTTTTACTTCATGTCGATAGACTCCGCTTGCGGTTGCAACAATTGTTTCTGGTACTGCATCCGCAACGGTAGATTGTGATACTCCGGTTATAGTATCTGGACTAGTAAGTGTTTGGTTTGGAATAGCAAATGGATCTTTCAATGATGTAACTACGTCAATACCATTCTCCGACAATTTATTTATCGTAAGTATATATTTTTTACCTGAAGAATCTTGAACGGTAAATATATCACCAACTTTGTATTTTTCGTTTGGTTTGTATGTTATAGTTGATGATGCACTTCCAACAATAGGATTTTCGTTTTTCTCTTCTTTCTTTTCTTTTGTTCCATTGTTTGTTCCTTCTTTGATTTCTGCAGGATCTTTACCCATTTCTTTTCTGGCTAATGTTATTTCTTGACTAAGAACACCATTTAAGAATGTGTATTTAATGCTTGCAATCATCCATTCACCTGAATATCTCCATTGTACCGTTTCTGGAGCAGCGACGGTTGCGGCATCTTTCATCAAGAAAACCTGTATCTTTTGAAATCTGTATAGGTTGAAGTTAGGATTTGGAAGACTGATATCCATCTGGTTCTTCATCATGTTATCAAGGTTTATCTTGTTTTGAGTAACTGCATAATTGTGATTTTTGTGTACATTGTCAGTATCAATCTTACCATGATATTTTGTAACATAGTTATTGTCAAACGATTCTTTATCACCTTCACTACCTTTTAATATGTGACTTTTTGAACCATCACTGGTAGTAGAATCAACATCAAAAACCAAAAACATTTTTTTTACAGTGTCATAGAATTTAGTTCTTGTTCTATATCCTTGCTCCATACTAATCTTTGTAGATTCGTTTCTTTCTGCCTTTTTTGAAAAGTACATACTACTGGTTTGTTGTCCTTTTTCAGAAGTTAGTTTTAGACTTTTGATTTTATCCGCGTCCTTTTCACCTGGTTTGTCTATACCACCGGTGTCTATTCCAACATCGTTTGTTATGTCTCTTTTCATTTCTTTCTCTATATCAACATAGTTAAAACAATAGTAGAAATCTATATAACCTGCCATAAAAGATTCTTCTGATATATAAGAATGTTTTATTATATCCTCCATGAATTTGTACTCTTTATCACCTACATTTCTCCAAGGCATAGTGTCTGTGGTGTTTTCTATATTAGAGTTGAATCCAATCTTTAAATCTTTACATATCTCTCTAAGAACTTCAAATGAAGTTCCTCTTCTTACTTTAAATTTGTTTCTATAAAGGTCTGAAACATCTAATGTTCCTGATAAACTATATTGTCCTGCCTCCATTCTTCCAAATTCTTCTATTTTGAATATAAGATGTATATATTTAAGGTTAACTGATCTAGAGTTTAGAAAAATATCAAATTTAGTGTCATCACGAGGTGGTTGTTTTGAAATCATACCATTTGTGTCTCTAAACAATATATCTACCTTTGGAATCATTCCTTCGTGGTATAAAGAGAATGATATTATATCCCTATCGTTTATCTGTGAACCACCAATGCTTAAGAACGGAGTAAGACCTATAGTAGTAGCAACTTGTTGCGAACCACCTTTGTCTGTACCCTGTCTTTCGAATTCCATTGGTTTAACTTCTATAGTTGGTCTGTCTATTTGAGTTATTATTGGTCTTGTTCCTGATGCATTTGATTCTGTGACACCTTTACTTTCCTGTGGTATGACTGTTGGTTCTGGAAGAACTTTAAATTTAATTTCTGTTGGTTCAACATCAGGAGAAGTACTACCAACCGTTACTACATAGTCACCAGGTTGGTCAAATTGTATTCCACTAAAATCTGCTTTCCCACCTGATATTTCTACTTCAGTAACACCTATTATAACTCCAGGTCCACTCTTTACTTTAAGAGTAAACTTTCCTACAGTCATTACTGGATTTGTTGTTGGTTTTCCACTTGGACTTCCATTGTCTACACCAGATGCAGACATTCCTGCAGGGTCCGGTGATTCTGGAAATGGATATCCTGTTATTTCTATCTTTGTGTCTTTAGGAATAATAGTTACGCCATATCTCTCAAGCCATTTTCCATTTGCATCGTAAAAGTAGTCGGATGCCAAAAAATAAATCTGTTTATTGGTTTCTTCGAATACAAAACCGGAGCTATTTTTTATGCTTTCTATAAGCTTTTCTCCTTTAAGTATATCAAATGTTATTTCTATAGGTACGGTTGCTGTAGACCAGGCCGAAGCCGAAATATATTTACCGGTATAAACCTCTTCTACCACGGGCTCATCGCCGTCTATAGTCAAAGACATTTTATTTTCCGGCCTGTTTCCTATATCATTGTATATCTTAGTCGTATCTTCTTTAGATATTTCTTTAGCATCTGATCTTTTTGCGGCATCTACCCATATAGGATCTTTTCTTCTACCATAGACAATATTTTTATAAGAATTTTCTAAATAGCTTTTTGCTAGGTTTATAAAGTCGTCCAATGAATATTGTGCAGTGATTTCACCATATTCGACTCGTTTGAGTGAAGTTCCTAAATCATCACGGAATCTTTTTATACCATCTTTGGTTTCTATATCGTTCCAGGGATCATATAAATCACTTCCGTCTTTAGGATTTTTTTCGGGAAAATCATATAGGTTTGAAAATGCGTAGTAATTATTGACAAATGGGTAATATGTATTTCCGGTAGGATCCTTATCATAGTTCTTACCCGCAAGCTGTTGTGCGGAAGCTAAATCTCCCTTACTCATCGCTTCTATATCTACGATCCAAATTACACCGTTAACAGTTTCTTCGCCTGGATATTTAGTTGGCTTAGTAATAGAAAACTTATAGCTTTTACTATAGGCAGCATCTATGAATCCGTTTGTGGTACATGGTATATATGTATCTGTAGGTTTATAAGCCATTTGATATTTTTGTTTTTGTTCTTTATATATTAAAAACTATCGGTCTGAGAGAAGAATGTCGAGCTTTATTTCTCTAATGGATTCGACGACTTCTTTCTCCAAAGACTCTCTTATTATTCCTTGAGCTATTAGGTTCATTATATTCACACAGGATAAGTCAACCTCTATTCCTTTGTAGAAAACCTGCCCAGAATCTTCAATCTTCAGGTCTTTCATCCATATCATAGGTTAATCTTTAACATTTTATAAGGATACTTTCTTTTTATGTAAAAAGATTCTCTTTCTTTGTAGTGTCTGAAAAGTGCGTTATTCATATCGTTTGCATCAAAGATGTCGACTAAGTCAAATATGTTTACTTTGTCTTTGTCTGAATGAAGTCTCAATCCCCTTCCAATTGATTGTATAATAATCTGTTCTGATTTGAAAGAGTCTGCAAATATAACGTTGAAGATTGCGTTAATAGATACACCTGTTGAAAGAGTTCCAAACGAAGCGACTAGAACCCTAACTTTTCCGTCAGTTACTTCCATTTGTTTCTTTATTTCCTCTCTTTTTCTTCCACTTACTTCACCATCAATGTAGAAAAACTCTTTATCATCGATTTCTCTTTTGAGTTTGTCAAAGATCCTTTGTCCATTCTCTATCGTATGAAAAAGTAAAAGTGTATTATTAGTACATTTTTGTACAAGTGTTCTTATAAAGTCTAATCTTTTGTCTGATTGGTGTATGAAAGTCTTCTCAAAATCAAATGCTGCCTTTCCATCTCCACTTTTTCTAACAAGTTTTAGTCTTTCGTTGAACTCTAAATGATTGTGATTCATCACAACAACTCTTATCTCCATCGGTGTTATGATACCTTTCTTTTTTAACTCATCTGCACTAACTTCTGTTATTTTTGGACCCAGAACTGATTGAATAGTAAGTATCTCACACGACTCATCCAATGGAAAAGTACCAGATACACCAAATCTACAATAAGCATGACCAAATGTGTATTCTAATATCTTAGTGATTGTCTTTGCTTTTGCACCATGTGCTTCATCTGTTGCAACCGTGTGGAATTTTTCAAAGAATTCTTTAGGCCATTTCTCTAAAGATTGGTATGTTCCAATATAAACATTAGGATTTTCTGTTCCTGAGAACTTTCTTGGTCTGTCTGACATTACTTCCTCAACTCTTACGGTACATGGCAAATGTCCGGTTGAAAGAACGGTGGTATTTTTATCTCTCATTTCTAAAAGATTGTTTATACCATAGTTATATTCTACTATGTTGTCATAGAATTGTGTTACTAAAGTTATCGAAGGTACTATGATAAGAAACTTTGCATCTTCTTCGATGTTTTTAAGTGTGTAAAACATCACTATAGATATGATAAGTGATTTACCACCTGATGTAGCAACTTCTGCCATACAATATCTGTTCTTTAGTATCTTATATGCTGCCTCTATTTGGTGTTCATATGGCATGAACGGAACCCATTCTCCTTCTTTTGTTCTTACTTTGTGTGTTTTGAAAAAATCTTTACAGAAATCTTGTACCTTTTCTAAAGTAACATCTCTGTTTATAGGGAAGTCTAGTTTGTTTTCTAACTGAAAAGGCATTTCAATCTCTTTACATCCTCTCATAGCTTCTTTCCATAGACCTAAGCTTATTCTACCATTTTTGAAGAACGTCATGTTTCCATCCCAGACTCCTATTTTAACCATAGGGTGGAACTTCCAGCCTTTAACCTTTCTTGTAAGCCAAAGTTGCATTTGGTGGTATTCGATTCTTGTCGCTTCTGATACTACTATTTCTTCTGTCTCTTTATCATATCTAAATTTCATTTAAAAGTGAATATTTTTTCTTTCATGTTATATATTAAAAATCATTGATTGTTTAAAAACCCTTGTTTTTATTATTTTTTTGACGTTTTTAGTGGAGGGAAGAAAGTTTTGCTGATATATACTAAAAAATAAAAAGTAAAAGCATGAAAAAGTTGATATCATTCTTTAAGAATCTTTTCGCTAAAGAAGAAGCGGTTGTTGAAGTTGCTCACAAAGTTGAGGAAGTTAAAGCAGAAGCAGTTCACGTAGTTGAAGAAGTTAAAGAAGTTGTTGAGAAGGTAAAAGAAATCGTAAAAGAAGCGCCTACTAAACAAATCGAAGAAAGATTGGCTGAAGTAGCTACAGAGAAAAAAGAAGAGCCAAAGGTTACTGCAAAAGAAATCAAGGCTAAAGTAAGAAGACCTGCTGCACCTAAAGCAGTTGTTGAAGCTACTGAAGTTGAAGCTACTGAAGTTAAAAGAAAACCAACCAGAAGAAAGCCTAAGGCTAAGAAAGCTGAATAATTTTCTTTTAGAAATTTAAAAAGCCACTCAAATTGAGTGGCTTTTTTAGTGTTAGTATTTTTAGAAAGGCAGGTCGTGATTTTCTAAGTGTGTTTCTGGGTTGTAAATGTATAAAAATATTCTATCAATCTTATTAGGACTTTCTATACCATTTAGTTCAAACCAAGAATCTATGTTTGGTTTTGCTCCTTTGTAAAGAGTTTTTGGTAGCTTGCGGTCTCTTGAAAAACCATCGGAAGATATTGCTTCAAATATAAAGTGAAAATCTGTATTATCAATCATTTCAAGCTTTGAGAAAGCATCCTTTATATCTTCTTTGACTTCTTCGATACTTTTATGTCTGAGTCCTTTCATCTTTATAATAAACTCGCCGTTATTGTCGTTTGAATCTTCGTGTAGCTCATCCGTGTTGTCTATTAAGTCTCTTATACAATCTTTTATTGCATCCTCATCTGAGTCTATTCTAAACATTTTGAAGAAGTCTTCAAACGAATCTTCGTTTTTTACATTTCTCTGCCAATGGATCATGGAATCCGTGTTCATGCAAGAGATTAGATCCTTTAATCTTTTTCTAGTGTTAGAGGTGTATTTCTCGGATTGTAAAAGCTCTATAAGAGGTTTTACCTTTTCCCAATCTTCTGCAGATACCGTAGCATGTGGTATAAGTTCTTTATCCACATTAGATTCTGTTATTAGTTTTGAGAACTTTTTCATAAACATATATATTAAATCAAAAAAGCCTCATTTTATTGAGGCTTGTTTATTATTTCTAGTACTTCGTCTATCTTTTTGTTTCTTTCTTCTCGTATTCTTCTCTGTTCATCGAAAACATTGGCATACCTGAAACTTATAGATCCGTCGTTTTCTTTTAGTATGTCGTAGAAGTAGGTTATACTCGATTCGATAGATTCGGATCTAAGTATGTAGCCAATACAGGTTTCTAAATCTTGAAACTTCAATGTTTGTGTCGACACCGATTTTTGAATTAGTTTGTTGTTTACTACTTCACTAAATTGAAATGTCGGTGATTGTGATATGTAGTCTATTCTTTCATGTACTTGTTCAAAGAAGTATTCCAATTCTTGATCAGAAAGAATACTGACATCAAAAGAGAACTTCATTCTCAAAGAATTTTTAGACTTTACGTCTTTTATCAGTTCTTTAATCTTATCATCTTTTGATAGTTGTGTAAGATTCATTCATACTATTTTCTTTTTTGTATGATTTCGTCAATCATTCCATACTTTTTAGCCTCTGATGCAGTCATCCAATAATCTCTTTCACTATCTTTGTAGACTTTATCGTAGACTTGACCGGTAGTATCTGAAATTATTTCATAAAGTTCCTTTTTCAAAGAGTTTATTTCCTTTGCTTCGATTTCCATGTCTGTTGCTTGAGCATAACCTGTATATCCAAGTGGTTGGTGTATCATTGTTCTACTTCTTCTAAGTGCTTTTCTTTTACCTTTAGTTCCAGAACAAAGTATTACTGCCGCCATAGAGGCTGCAAGTCCTGTGTTTACTGTGATAATGTCTGGTTTAATAAAATCCATTACGTCCAATAGTCCTAATCCAGAATAGACTGAACCTCCTCCTGAATCAATATAGATTTTTATGTCTTTATCACTTTCCATTTCTAAATATAGAAGTTGAGCTTTGATTATATTACAAACATAGTCGTCAACTTCGGTGGATAAAAAGATTATTCTATCTTCTAATAGCTTAGAGAATATGTCAACAGACATTCCGTTGCTTTCTAATAGGTAGGGTGTGTTGTTGTTTTGTGTTCTTGATACAGTTTTGAAGTAGTCATCGAACGTAGAGCCAGATATACCATTGTCTCTCATATGAGATTTCAGAATCCTTTCGTTTCTATTCATTGGTTTGGTTTTTCTTTTTTATAAAAAAACGGATTGAAAGTTTAATATATAATGTAGTTTATAAATTTAATATATACAAAAAAACAACAAAAATCATATGAAAACTAAAGTAGAAATAAACGGATACGAGATTGAGATCGAAGAAAGAGATGGTCTTATTTCTGTAACAGCAACTTTTGAAGACGAAGTAGTAGAAGAATTCCAAATCGAGACTGAAGAAGGTCAAGGTGATGAAGAAGGTCAAGAAGACGTTCAAGGATTTGACGAATTTGGTCAAGACGAAGAAGAAGATTTTGGTCAAGATGACGAAGAAGGTCAGGATGACGAAGATGAAGATGAAGAAGAAGGTCAAAACGAAATGGAAGGAAAATTAGAGTCTTTTCAAGCTTTCATCAACAAAAAAAAATAATATAATCCAAAAATGATTAAAAAGTTTAATCAATACATAAAGGAGGACGTTGCAGGAGAAAAACAACTTCTGTATTATGCGTTTGACTGGGATGACAATATATTGAGCATGCCAACGGTTATACACATGGACCATCTTATCGATGGTGACTGGGTTCCTGAGGATGTTTCTACCGCAGACTTTGCAAAAGTAAGAGGTGATAGTGAGAACTGGAGAGTAATCAACGGTGATCCTGCTGCAGCTTTTTCTGAATTTAGAGATAGTGGACCAAGAGGTGATGTTGCTTTCTTGGAAGATACTAAAAATGCAGTCTCTGCACAAAGATTTTCTCCAGCGTGGGAAGATTTCGTAGAGTGTTTAGTAAACGGATCTCTTTTCGCTATAATAACGGCGAGAGGACATGAAGCACCATCAATGAAAAAAGGAGTTGAGTGGATAATAGACAATGTTCTTTCTGAAGAACAACTATACGAAATGTATAACAACCTATTGAAGTTTGCTTATTTATTCAGACATAACAAAGAGTATGATAGAATATTAAAAGGGCAACCATCTGCACATTCACTTGTTCAACTTTATTTAGAAAATTGTGAGTTCGTGGGTGTTTCTGCACCATCAAGAGGTGGTTCACCATCTGATCCAGAACAAGCTAAAGAAGATGCACTTCTTCTTTTCATGGATAGAGTAAACAAATTTGCGGCAAGTGTTGGATATAAAGCCAAAGTTGGATTCTCAGATGATGACTTAGGTAATGTTAGTCATATAGAAAACCTTGCAGACAACTTACACCACGAGCAGTTTCCAAACTTATTATTATTTGTGGTTAAAGGTACAAAATATCCTGAAGACATTACTAAGAAAGTAGTTACTTTTGACGAGTTCAGAGGTGAAATGAAAGAAAGTCAAGATCCTATGACGACAAGCACTATGTCTATGCAAACTCCTAACGCTGCTATGTCGGCTGGTTTAAATAGTAAAGACCCTTTTGTGACTAGAGCCATTGGTCAGTCAAAACTTTTAACAAAAATGTCTAAAAACACTTTTGGAAAAAGTAAAAAAAAAGATTAGCCCGAAAGAAAAAGATTCAGGCAACAAATGATCCGCTTAGTTTTTAAGCGGATTTTTTTAATATATAGAATATGAAACTAAACAGATACTTAGACTTTATATCAGAAGGTACCGGTAGTGGTAAAATGATGATATTCTACTCGGATGACCTGAGAGAGCTTTTCACACACATAGCGATGAGCGAGAGTTCCGCAAAAAATGTGGCAAGAGTACTTTTGGAAGTTGAAGACAACGACACCGTGAAAGACACTTATACTTTGATAGACAAAACCGACAAGAACGACATGATTTCGTATGTTCAGACAAGTAGGTTCTACAGAGAGTATCCTAACGGAATCTCGAGTCCGGATTTGGAAAAAGAAAGAGGTTACTCCATGAAGAGTAGCAAGTTCTGGAAAAGTGGAAGAACTCCTAACTACGGAATAGGAAGATGGGTAAGACACATATTCAACGACGTTCGTCAGACTCCTATAAAGAACGAAGATCTTGAGAGTTTTGTGAACGCCTACAAGTCTACCTACGATACAATGGCCAAACGTTCTGAAAAATTTAAATTGGTAAAAGGTGAGGATATAAGATACTGGTATTTAGAAGACAGATACGAAGAAGTGAGTGGACAGCTTGGAAACTCTTGTATGAGATACAAAAGATGTCAGTCATATCTGGATATCTATGTCGAGAATCCGGAATCGTGTAGTCTGCTTATATTGAAAGGTAATGATCCAGACAAGATAGCAGGACGTGCACTTATCTGGACTATACACGAAGGTCCAGGTGTTGCTGGAAGAAGGTTCATGGACAGGATCTACACGATAAAGGACAGCGACAAGATTCTTTTTGAGGCATACGCGAAAGAGAACGATATTCTTAGATCACAATCTTATACGTACAAAATAAAGGTTAAGGAAGGTAGGTACGACTACTATCCTTATATGGACACGCTTACGTGCTATGATTATGAAAAAGGGATTCTATCTTCTTCTCTTGATGGCGAAGATATTTTAGGTCTACAAAACACGGATGGAACCGCATCGGACAACGAAGGAAGAGTTTGGAGTGAGTATCACGGTGAGTATATAGACGAGGATGACGCCAGATATTGTGAAGACGTTGACGGTCCCGTGCACTATGAGAGCACGGTTTGGTTAGAATATTTAGACATATATGTTACCGATAATGCAGATACGGTTTATAGCGAATATTTTGATGGAAGCTACTATAGTGAAGATGCCGTTCGTTCGGAATGTATGGATGACTATCTAAAAGCAAACGATAGTGATGTTATAGAGATTAAAACTAGTGCGGATGGAGACACCGATTATTGTGTTTTAGATCGTAAGGACCTATATATTGAGGTAGATGACGAATATTACTATAGAAAGAATTATATATTAGATCCTTACACAGGTGAATATCATTTCGGTGATGAGAAGGTTGATGGTGTGAAATATATCAAATATTTAGAGAATAAGTTAGAAGAAGAACTTGAAGTAAAAGAGAAATATACTCTAGCAGGTGGAAAGTTTGATTTAGAAAAATATAGAACCGATCTTAAAAAGATGTTTGTCGAATATGTTCCTACCGATGACTTCATAAAAGAAGTGAAGACAAAGGGTGGTGATAATAGTTATTACTATCATTTACCTGGACTATATGCTTGGATAATAAGAGACCAGATGAATTATGGAACCATAAATGCAGGTTATCAATCAAGTGCAGCATTGTCTAGCTACAAGAAACTTTTATTTGATATTTTGGAAGAGATGTCTGAAGAATTTGATAAAGAAAATATTAAATTATGGTACGATGATAAGTTTTCACGCTCTTGGAATCTAAGATCCGTATTTAAAATATTTGACAATATAGACATCACTAAATTTCCTACGGAAATATACAAAAGAATATTCTTTTTTAACATATGAAAAACGTAAAGACATATGAAGGATTCCTAGACTTCTTCAAAAGAAAACCAAAAAGTACAGAACCAGTTTATATGGATGATATAAAAGAGTGTGGGTACGACTTTTTACATGACAACAGAATAGCCACTTACGTCGATGGATCAACTCCAGGTGGTATTGGTCATGACTTTGATGATATTTTTGGAATAAAAAGAGGAATAGATTTGACACACGACTATGAAGATTTAATGAACGATACTATGAATCTACCACGTAACGTAAGAGGAAACATGATGATTATACAATTTCGATATTCTTTATACGAAGAAACTACAAGTAGAGAAAATTATAAATACGTTTCGAGAAATGAAATGTCTGAGATGTTGAAAGACTTCGCAGATAAGTTAGAGACATTGGATTGTAAGGCGAGTTTTTATCTTGCTTGGGGTTATGACGAAGGACGTACAGATGACAAAGAATACAAAAACATTGATAAAGTTATAGACGTTATATACAAAACTGATAGAACTCCATTGGTAACGATGAAAATAACTGCACCTTCTGATATAATAGTCGATTAATTTCCTTATCTTTGTTAAATGAATAGAATTTATTTAGACGATATAAGAACTCCATTAGAGCAAGACTGGATTGTAGTAAGAAACTTAGAAGAGTTTTCCAAAAAGATTCAAGAGATTGGACTTGAAAATATTTCGCACATATCTCTCGACCACGACCTTGATAAGTCTGCGATGGATGAATACTTCAATAACGTAGCAAAGAACTACACAATCGATTACAGCAAGATTATAGAGCCAACCGGTCTCGACTGTGTGAAGTGGATTGTAGACCATTTCTATAAGATGAATCCAAAGAGAAGAAAGATGTCTCGATTTGAGAAGAAATCTTATCCTATAAAATTCCCTTATATCACTATACATTCACATAACCCTATCGGTTCTGCAAACATGCAAGGCTACATCAACAACTTCTACAAGAACGAAGGTCAGGAAGAAGATTGTGTTCGAGGTAAGATACCATACAAAGACTAAACTTAGAATATGATTTTCTATATCATGTGATATGGATAAGGAATACATAAAAGGATTGGTTCAGAAGATACTCAACAAAGAGTTCGCCAACATAAACAAGAGAAAGATTGTCGACTATGTTGATCGATTTAATATCGCGTGTCCCTATTGCGGTGATAGTAAGAACGTCTATAAGAAAAGAGGAAATCTTTATCTGAATAGGTTGATGTTTGTTTGCTTTAACTGCGACAAACATACAAATCTTGATAGGATGTGTAAGGACTTCAACGAAATGGTTGATCCTGATAAGAAGCTTGAAATGATTGAGCATCTTAATAGTGTAATGACATATTCCGACTATGAAGCAAATATGTCTGATGCCAAATTCGAAAACCTTATCGAATTAAGCGAGTTAGAGAGAGTTTTTAGCTCTAACCTTACTCAGATAACAGATTTCAAACCAATCATCACCAACGGCGGTATATATAAGTATTTAATAGGTCGTGGTATTCCAGAAGAGTATCATAAAAACATATATCAAGCAAAATTCTGGAAGAACGAAGATGAAGCAGAATGGATAATCGTGATGCTCAATAGAAGAGACACGAAAGTTCTGGGTATGCAAGTTCGTAATCTAAAAGAAGGTAAAAAACGTATGTTTAAGATTTATAACTATGAGAATCTTTTAGAATGGATAAACATTGGAAAAGAAGAACCTATAGAGATTGACATGAACGAGATGGTTATCTACAACAAGCTTTCATACTACTTCAATATATTGAACGTAGATTTAGGAAAAACCATAACGGTCTTTGAAGGGTATTTAGATTCGCTATTTTATCCAAACTCTATAGGGTTGGTAGGAGTCAACACAGACTATAAGTTGATTGAAAACAATGGGTTAGATATTCAATATTTCTTTGACAACGATGATGCCGGATTCAGTAAGAGTGAGGAAAAAATAAAGATAGAATATCCTGTCTTTCTATGGCAAAAACTTTTTGAAGATATTGTTGAGAAGAAAAAGTCTGCGGACCCAGGTGCACTTCTACATAGGATAAGTAAGGTAAAAGATATAAACAAACTGGCGACACTTGTACCAAATCCTTATAAGACTTTAAAATTAGAAGATTTTTTTAGTAAAGATGTACTCGATTTAAAATGGATACCTAAAAAGAAGAAGTATTCTAAGAAACAAGATACCGACTACAACAGAAAGTTCGACAACATCAAATATCTATGATTTCATTTTCTCCGTTTAATATATAAAAGAAAAATATTAAAATGGAAAAAGAACAAAAAAAGGTAGCCAATGTGGTAGCACCTAAAAAGAATTATTTTTTTGGTTGGTCAAACATAAAATGGGGATTAAAAGAATTAATTAACGTATATTCATCTAAAAACTCTTATTTCTCTAAAAAGAGAGTAGAGTCAGGATTGGCATTCATCATTGCACAATGGGGTATGATATTCTTTTTGTTAGAAAAACATTCTACTTTGACTATGGGAGAATTCTTATTATGGGCTGCTGCTGAGTTTGCAGTATCTGGATATATAATCAATAAAATACAAAAAGAAAAGAAACCAACTGAATCAGAAGAATAATGAGATACGGAGTAATCTATATAAAAATATGTCCTAAAGAAGGAACACCAGGTGATTGGATAAAGTATTGTCATTTCCTTTCGGAAACTCCTAAATCTTTCCAACAAAACGTTGAGATTATAGCAAATGACATCAATAGTAAGCATTCAGATGATATAGTTATCCCAATGGATATAGATGTTCATCCAGGTTGTACGACAACACCTGAAGGTGTAAAGGCAGTTGCGGAGGATATGTATAAACAGTATTCTGAGTTGTGTGAAAGACAAGGAATTCCAAACTCTGTAAGATGTGTTTATTCTATCGGTGAACTTAGAAATATTAATGTTGATTCTACACATCATTTGAGTAATGATGAACTTATGGTAAAGGTCGGTAGATTTTTAGATGAATCTGACGAACCAGGCATATTTGAATTAGATGAAATATAAAACTAAAAAGCCACTCAAATGAGTGGCTTTTTTATTTAGTGTTTATTAAAACTTTCTTTTGAATGTTCTGTTTTTGTAGCTTTTAGACTCTCCAATCTGGTCGATATCTACTGCTTGAGCTTTAAGAGCTTGAGCTTCTGGATCTAAACCTGTTTCAGTTTTATCAGAACCTCTTTCAAACTCACCTTGAGCTTGTGCTCTTTTTTGAGCTTGTGCTTGTACTCTTCTTTCTTTTTTACCTTGAGCTTCTGCTTGAGCTTGTGGGTTGTTAAGGTAATCAACAACTTTTTCAACGTCGTCAGTTTTCAAATCGATTCCGTCTACTCTAAATTGTCCTGTTTCAGATGGTTGATCAATCTCATGTCCATCATGATTGATAACATTTCTTTCAACTGAAGCACCTAACAATTCTGCTAATCCTTCTAATCCACCTTCTACTGCGTCTACGTCTCCATATGCTAATGGATTGTCTCTTACACCTGGTTCTTCTGTAGGAATAACAGATGGTCTAGCCGGTCTTGGCGTTGTATCTGGTCTTGTTGGTGCTGGAATCGTCTCAGGAGAAACGCCTGGTCTTGACGGTGCCGGAGCATTTTCATTTGTTTTTACAAATTGATTATATTTTTTAATCATCTTTTTAGACTTATTTTTTTAGTATATATTAAAATATTTTTTTCTTTTTTTACTCTTCATCTTGATTTTCTAACTCACTAACTACATAGTCGATAAAACTATCAAGTTCATATTCATAACCTGAACAAAAGTCAAAGACATCAAAATCTTTTCCGTTTATCTGAACTCCAAAGTCTGGAGATGTGAATGTTGTTTCTGGATAGTAAACGATTCTTCCTTCAAGTCTTCCACTTATTGTTTTCCCGTTTTCTATAAGATCTGGACAAGTAAGTGTTCCTAAGTAATGTATCTCATCTCCATATTCTTCTATAGAGTCAAATTCAAACTTGAACATTCCAGCATAGTCTTCGAAGACCTTTTCACTTTCTTCTTTAGTAAGTGCATTATGTACTGCTTCTTCACCGCCGGATTTATGTGCATCCAAAAACTCTTTCTCTAATGAAGTCAATGATTTCATACCATACTTAGATATTTTGTCTAGTATGTCGTCGACTCGTTGTGCGGTCGAATAACCTTCGTATCTCATTAGATGTCTCATAATCACAATGTATATATTAAATTAGACACTCGTTTTTATACAGAACCTTTGATTTCCCACGGATTCCAGTCTTTTATAGGTTCCATTAGTTTCTTTTTAATAGTTTCATATACGGGTATTAGATTGCCTGATGTCTGGTATATAGCTATGTAATTATTTTGATACTTTTCGGAATCAAAGTCTTCTATTTCTTTATCTTCTAAAACTGAATCTAATCGACTTTGTCTTTCCCATGCTTTTACTGAGTTTATATAGCTATCTACAAAGAATATAAGAAATCCATTCTCTTCTTTGTGATTACGGATCATATCAAAGTCTATTCCATCATAGAAAAAGACATTGGTTCCGTTTATTTCTATATTTTCAATCAAAGTCAAAGCCATCGAATAAGTCGTCAATCTTTTTATCTCTAAAAGATCCTATTTGTTTTCCTTCAAATTGTTCATTTTTTTCGACTTTATTTTTGAACTCTTCAAATGCCGCTCTTGATATTTTAGAAAGTGCCATTGCACCTGCTGATATCTTTCCTTCGTTTAATCTATCTGATAGATAACTTACGAACATTGGGTATAGTCTTTCGTTTTTCATAAAAATATATATCAAATAACACCTTTCCGAATCGTGGAAAATATATATACTTTATGGAAAAAGATTTAAGCTTAGGACCAGTCCTTACAAGCAAATATGGTGAAACGAATTCAATCGCTTGGTTGAATCAAATGATAATAAAATACATAACAAGTATTTATGGTCCTTTTGGATATTCTTATAGAGCAGGAAACAAAGACATCAATGTAAACGGAAAGCTGATAAACACAGAGTACATCGACAAAATGGTGAACAACTACACAGTTTTCAAAGGAATAATAAACGATCAGGAAATAAACACAGAGGAAGGATTCTACAACTATATGGTTGCAAACTTATTCGATGTGTATAACTACGGTGGTTCTCATTTTGATAAGATAACCTTACCGGTTCTTATTGCAACCTCTAGACGAGGGAACATTGGTGAACAAAAGGCTTTAGCGTTTTTTAAAAACGAACTTATGAAAAGAAACGTTGAGTGTGTTATAATACCACCAACTCTTTTAGAAGATGGTCAAGGAATAGATGGTAAGTTTATGTGGAATGGTAAAGAACTTACTATTCAAGTAAAACCTTATGATAGTATAATGAAAAGAGATGGAATGGTAAATGTTTTTTCTCAAGGATCATTATCTCTTCAAATAATAGGTGCTGGTAAAAATGTAGACTATCTTGTTCTTTACAATCTTGAAAAGAAAGGATTTGTAATAGTAAGAGCAAGTAATGTTACTATACAAGGAAATCAGTTTATATTTCCAGAAGACAAACTCATCGCAATGATATAACAAAAAACCCACTCATTTTGAGTGGGTTTTTTTATTTTCCAAAGCCGCCGAATATATCCATTACAACAGATAATCTTTCAGTTATCTCAGGCATTCCCAATGGTTCGATAATCTTGTTTATCGGTGCCAAAATACATTTCGCAAACTGAATGTCATAATCAATCGCTGGTGCAATCTCAATCGGATAAGAACCTCTAATATAAGCAAAGATATCTCCATTGTTATTGTTTTTACAATAGTAGTATTTAATCTTAGTTCCAGACTTTACAAATTCGTACTTAGTCTGTAAATACTTGTTCTGATGTAAAAGATAGTTATGATAAGCACTTGCTTTTACTGCGAAGTGAGCACCATTTACGAACTGAAGTGGTAAAGATTTATCATCTATTACTTTGACATCGTAGTTTGAACAAGAAGACTGCATAGCAATGTCGTCAATATCAGCCAACTCAAACTCTTTACGTAGAGCTTTGATTAGTTTAAGTAAATCCTTTATGTTGAATGTGTTCGAATGTTCAAAAAGATACTTCACAATGTTGATAATCTTCTCTCTAGCGAACAATGGAGTCGAAGATCTTACTAACTCTACTCCTTTAGGGAATAAGTATGTCAATCTATCATAAGGAATTCCATCTTCAAAAGAAACATGTTGAATATATTTCTTCTTAGCCAATGAGATAATAGATTCAGAAATTCTTTCAAGCTCGAAATCTTCTTTGTTTTCTACTCCAAATGTTGCTGCGTAGTCTTCTAAACATTGTTTAAAGTATCCACCATATCTAAAATGGTCCATTCCGTGAATGTAATCTACTTCTCTCGACCAGTTCCATTCTACTTCACAAGTAAGTGCTCCACTTCCAATAAGTTTCATGAATCCTCTGTCCTTAATGAAAAGTCCGTCAGAGATTATCATCTCATAGTCTGTTGTAAGAAGTTCTTCAAATTCTGCAAGATTCGCAGCAGTTCCTAAATGATTAGGGTTGTCTGTTTTTATGTTGTTCTGTGAAAGAACTATAAATTTCTTATCAATCGATTTTAGATTTTCAGTACCTAAAAGAATATCTCTCCAATCAGAGTGGTTTATTGCAGGAAGAAAAGAAACGAATAGTGAATCGGTATCTGCATAGATTGAAACCGGTTCACTTCTATCTATTGCAGTTACGTTTCTAACACAAAGTCTTTTGTGTAACTCAAAGTCAAAGTGCCATTGGTTGTACCAATAGTCTTCGTTGACTCTATCCATAGTTTGTGTAAGGTCTCTTCCTTGAGCGGTGATTGTTCCTGCAACGTGGTTGTTGTACAATATGAAGTATGCTGTTGCGAAGGCTCCATAAGATCCATTCAGAACTAATTTTAGAGCGGTTTGCATCGCATTGTAGTATTCGACGGTCTTCTTAACCTCGATTGCTTGCCTTTTCAGTTCTTCTATCTTTTTAAGCTTTTCTTCCTTTGTCATATCATTTTATTATTTTTGTCGTGTCTATTGCTATTACTTTTGTTTCCTTTATTTCTATAATATCTACCTTTGTCTTTGTTGTGTCTTTTATCGGTCTTCTGAATACCTTCTTAGGTATTATCTCTACAATAGGTACTATCTTTCTACTTTCTTCTAATATCTTTGATATTGAGTCTACTTTGTGTACAAGCTCTATGTTTTCGGATTTCAACATTTGTTTTTCATCAGATATTTGACTTATATCAGATTTTAGACTTACTATCCAAAAAATTAGAACGATTGTTATAAATACCAGTGTTACTATCGAAGATGCACCGTTTGTTGTTTTGTCTCTACTTCCGTAGTTTCTTCTTCTGTTGTCGTATTTGTATCTATTATTCATCTTCTTCTGAAAAATCTTGTTCGAATGAAAGCATTAGGTTTGAGTCTTCGTGTTTAACAAGCATAAAGTTGTCAAATATGTGAAACTGAATATCATCACTATCATTCACACATCCTAAGAACTTTTTGTTTAGTATTAAGTTAGAACTTCTGTCCGCGTCGATATTGTCTATCTCCAGCTCCCATGCTGCAGTTTCTGATATCACTACCTTTCCTGCGTTTACTCCAATCTGAAGTATTTTTTCTCCGTTTATAGAAGAAAGTTTTTTGATATCAGAGAAATCGTTTTTCGCAATCGTAAAAGACCATCTACTGTTTTTCAGGTGAAGACCTTGTTCTAATTTTTGTTTGTTCATGTCTTTTATCTCGTAGTGTTCACCACCGATCCAGTTCACTTTAAGTTTACCACCAACAATCTGCAATGCTCTTGCATCCATTATACTATCATCTTCCTGAGACTCTTTGTGAGTTATCTCTATAGTCACCTTATCACTTTCCTTTAGAAAGTTTAGATTCTTCACGAACTTCTTCGCGTTTAGAATGATGATATCTATACCATATTCCAAGTCATCTTTCATCTCGAAGAGCTCACTTGTAGGTATATTGTAGTTTTTAAATGCAAGTACGGTAGCCTTACCTAAGATAGAGTACATCATCGTGTTTCCACTTTCTATCTTAATCTTTATGTTGTCGGATATCTTAGTCAGGTCTTCTAACTTAGATATAAACTCTGGAAGCTTTTCTGATTTTATTCTGAATTTGTCTTTTCCTGTTTTTGCCATAATCAATTTTATTTCTATACATGATATAGAAAAAGTCAAATTTTGTTTATTTGTTTTTAATATATAAAGTCATGATAAATAAATGGAATGAATTCATAAGAGAGTTTGTTGAATCAACTGGATTGATTGATGCAAAAATGCAAGAGCTCAAAGATTTGATAGATGGTATGTCCGATGGACAGAACCTTATATACGAATGGGAGAACAAAGACGACCATCAGTTATTGGTTAATTTTACTAGCGGTGATCTTTCTCTTAGATATGAGTTTGACATTGATGATTTACACGTTACAAAAATTGCTGGTGATACTGTAGACTATAAGACTGATGTTGAGTCTATGGAAGAAGGATTAGATCTTATTGAAAAGGATATTCAATCCATCTTAGGTATTGATGAAAAAAAGACAAATAATATGAAATATTTGAAAAAATTTGAGTCTTATAATTTTGAAGACTTTACACATTCCGATATGGAAGATGTAAAAGATTTATTAGAAGAAGGGTTAACTGCCGAAGAAATCGCAAATGAATTAGACTTTGATGTAAACAAAGTTAAACAAATAATCTCTTCTATTAGAAAGAGTGAAAAATTTAATTAAAAAAAAGTTATGAAAAATTTATTACTATTTGAAGACTACAATGAAGTTCTTATATTAGAAAAAAATATCCCGACTAACCCAGAACTATGGGCAAAGTGCAAAGCTTCTGCCAAATCAAAATATGATGTTTGGCCATCAGCATATGCATGTGGTTTTGCTGCTAAAAAATATAAAGCAGAAGGTGGTAAATGGAAAAAAGAAAAGAAAAAGAAGAAATAATGGAATATTTATTATTATTTGAACAATTCATATTAGAAGAAAAGAAACCAAAAGGTGGTCTTGATAAATGGTTCAAAGAAAAGTGGGTTGATATATCTAAGACTAATGCTGATGGAACACATCCACCATGTGGTAGAGATGATGCTGATAAAGGATCTTATCCAAAGTGTAGAAAGGTAAGAGTAGCTGCAAGGATGACTGATAAAGAGAAAAAAGCTTCAACTAGAAGAAAAAGAAAAGTTGAAAAAGAAGGCTCTAAAGGAAGTGGTAGAAAACCAAATTACGCTAAATAAAATTTGATAAAAATAAAATAAAAAACCACTCATTTGAGTGGCTTTTTTTATGCGTTATATTTGAAGTTGTGATTCTCTTCTATATTTAGAAGTGTTTGGTAAATCAACTTAACAATACTCTTAACATCGTCTTTGTGAACAGTTTCACAAGTTGTATGCATGTATTTCAAAGGAAGTGAAATCAATACAGAAGGAACTCCACCATTTGAATAAGCGAATGCATCTGTATCTGTTCCCGTCGATGTTGAACTTGCTGCCAACTGAACAGGAATATCTTTTTTATCAGCAACATCCAATACTAACTTTCTCAATTTGTTGTGTACTGCAGGTGCTCTTGTGATAACACCACCTTGACCAGCAACGTGTTCACCTTCTTTGCTTGCGGTATAACAAGGTGATGATGTTTCATGACACACGTCTGTTATGATTGCTACATTTGGTTTGATTGTTTGAGTAACCATTTGAGCACCTCTCAATCCAATCTCTTCCTGAACAGAGTTCACGATATAAAGTTTGAAAGGAAGTTTTTTACCTTTCTCTGATAATTTTCTAGCAACTTCTGCAATCATGAATCCACCGATTCTGTTGTCCAATGCTCTTCCTGTGTAATAGTCTGTTCCAAGTTTCATAAACTCATCTTTAAAAGTGATTACAGTTCCAACATTAATACCCATTTGAAGAACTTCTTCTTTACTTGCAGCACCCACGTCGATAAAGATAGAATCTAAATCTGCTTCTTTCTTTCTATAAGAAATGTGAATAGCTGGATGTCCAAAGATTCCGTCTATTGGTCCATTATCTCCCCAAAGTGTTACTCTCATAGAAGGAGCGATTGTAGTATCAGACCCACCGTTTCTGATTACTTTGATATACCCTTTTGAATCGATGTGGTTTACAAACCAACTAATTTCGTCGGCATGTGCCTCAATAACTACTTTAAAGTCTGAGTCCATGTTTCCCATAATACCATAAGCAGTACCATAGTTGTCAAGTTCTACTTTATCGACATACTTAGAGATATAGTCCATCCAAACTTTTTGACCACCTAATTCATATTCGAATCCTGTTGGTGCATTGCTGTTTAAATAGCTTTCTAAAAATTTTTCGTCTAATTTCATTTATTTAAGTTTTTGTTTATATCTTTTTTATATGTTTTTTTTGATTATTGTTTAGAGAACAAAGGTCAATTGGTAATATATAAACAGAGTAAAACTAATAAAATGATTAAATTTAGACTAAAAGAAGATTGGTATTTAGAGGATTTCTTTGATAAAGTAAAGATATACGACGCTGGTCATATCTTCTCACCAAAAGAAGACGGCAAATACATAATCAATGGACTCAATGGTGGCAAGATGTTGATGTCTTTTGATGATATGTTGAAAGCAACTAACAATGATGTGCTTCTTTTTGAGACAATAAACGAACAAGAAATAGAGCTTACTATAGAGGAAGTTCCAGAGGATAAAGATAATGAAGTAAAGAACTGGAGAATTCAGTTGGATGTAAAGACATCTCTAAAAAATCTTAAAAAAATAGAAGTTTTCATAAAAGAAAACATACAGGAAATGCTATGAAGATAAATACAGCAAACGTAACTTATTCTTCTATCGTTCAGATAGGAGAAAACATCAACAAAATAGAGAAGGAGACTGGTGATAAATATTTGAAACTACACCGAGGTGTGATGGATGTCACTACATTAGATATCGATTCTTTGAATTTGAATCTTGACCTTAATAATGGAAAGACTCAACAATATAGTGGTAATGATGGAAGTCCTGAATTGATTGAGACTATAAAAGAAGAGTTTGGATTAGAAGGACATGTTATTATAACACCTGGTGGAATGGCGGGATTGGATTTACTAATCAACTCTTTAGGTGATGAAACAATCTGGATTCCAAACTATCACTGGGGATCTTGGAATAAGATACTTACTACACACGGAAAAGAAATAAAAACTTTTGATGATTTTAAAATTGATGAATTCTCACCAAGGTCAGGTACGGTTATGCTTTGTTATCCATCAAACCCAACTGGATATTGTCCTGATGTGGAAGTAATCAAAAACTTTTTGGCTAGGTCTAAAGATGTTGGGGTTACTGTTGTGTTGGATCTTCCATATTACTATTTGTTTAGTGATATGAATGATAATCTATCTGATTTCTTTTTTGATAACGTGATTGTTGTTTCATCTTTTTCAAAATCTATTGGTCTTTCAGGATACAGAGTTGGATATATCTCTACTAAAAACGAGGCGTTGTATCAAACATTAAGAATAAGATCGTTGTACAAATACAATTCTATTTCTACTCTTCCACAGTATATAGTAAACGAACTTCTTAAAGAAAAAGTAGCAATAACTGAATATAGAAAAAAAACGGTAGATAGTATCAAAAAGAATATAATGGTTCTTGAAATGAATGGTCTATTATTCGATGAGTATCCACAGATACCTACTGGACCTTTCGCGGTTGTGAACATTTCTTATGACGAACTTTTGAAGAATAAGATTTCAAGTGTTCCTTTAAGTAAGTTTACTTTGAACAAACAACTAAAACATGAAAATTGTAGTAGGATATCGGTGGCGGTCGACCATAAAGTCTTTTGGGAGTATTTTGAAAAGATGCTTGTAAACGAAAAAATCACTCTTTAAGAGTGATTTTTTTATTTGAATTTAGTTATCATTTTTATCGTTCTGGTCGGAACTGTTATGCGAGGATAGCCAGTATTCTCCGGCTTTCTTATATAGGTCATTCCGTCTCTTCTTGAATCCGCCTCCACGCATAGGTATACGGTTCCGTCTTCTAGCTCTACTTTCGTGTCCACTACATTGAGATCGTAGTTTATTTCACGTACCCATATCCATACGAGCGCCGCGAATATGCACGCACCTATTGTTGCACCTATTGTTCTAAATATATCATTTTCCATATTATCTTCCTAAGTAGTTCATTAGTTCAATCATATTCTTTATAGAATATCCGAATGCTTCTAAGTTTTTTACAGTATCTCTAAGAAAAGTAATGTAGGATTCAATCAACTCAATACATCTATCATTTTCTGCGATGTGTGCATCGATAAGTATTGCTTTCTCTCCCATATTAGTCTTTACTTGAAATCCGATTGCGTAGAATACAAACTTATCTTGTCTCAACTTTTTAATCTTTGTTGTTTCCTTACTTCTTTTGTTTAAGAAGAAATTTATATTTTCGTTTATTTGTTGTCTAAACGATAAAGCAGTAGATTGTGCCTCTAATATGTATTTAGAATTGGATGGATTTGAAAGATCCGTAGTAAGAGCCTTGAAAAGTGGCTCTACTTGTTTATTCCATTCTGCTCTTTTGTCATTGAAAAGTTCTTCCAATCTTTCATTGGTTTCTTTTGTCTTTTGTATTCTGTCTAGTTCTTCTTGATTATAAAGATTCATCTTCGTCTGGTAATATTTTTCTCATCTTCCATTCTCTATGGATGTTTTTGTTGAAGCAGCTTGACAAAGAGTTTTCAATCATCTCTCTGAAATTAGTCTTTAAGTTATTACTTATATATTCTTCTATGATGTCACACCATTTATCTAAAAGTTCTTTGTCTTCTATGGCTATTGTTGATACATCGGTATTTTCGGAAGAAAAGAATATACATTCGTTTCTTCTATCAAAATGTATTGAAAGCCTTCCTGATATAGTTCCCCAATGGTTATTTGTTTGTGACTTTGGTTCTGTATCTATGTCGAAGCTTATCCAATAGTTTTTATGGCCGTATTTTATGTCTTTTTGTATCGTCACACGCTCATCATCTTTATGTTTCATCATAAAAGTAATGAACTCATCTATTTCTTCTCTCATCGTTCAGATATTTGTTTTTGTACCTTATTGTATAGAAATATATAGTGATTGTTTACAAAAAAACCTCTCGATTTGAGAGGTTTTGATTATTTGTAGGCTAAATTTATTGTCTCACCTGCGTATTTTCCGGTGAGTGCATTTTGGTACTCTACTATTTTATAGCTCACCATCTTCGAACCCTGTTCTGCTAGATTTAACAAATATTGTATTGATTGATTTCTTTCTTCACCAGGTGTCATATTCTTTATCTCTTCTGCGTTCTGCTGAACAACTTTCATCGCTGAGTTTGCCAAGTCTGTCACTTGTTTTCCAAAGATTGGATTGTCTACCGATCCTCCTTTTTTCAATTGAAACAAATATGCTTGTGCTTTCATAAGAAGACCATCATCGTATTTTCCGGATCCTTCGGACTGAAGTCTTTTCAGGAATCCAATTGCGGCATCCATTACTCCTTCCGGTGGTGTAGCTTGTTTAGTCGCTGCTGCAGAACATAGAACAAAGAATAAAACTATTAGAATAAGTGTTATGATTATAGTTCTAAATAAGGCAGGGTGCTTTTCTTTGAAACTTTTTATCTTATCCAGTACCTTGTCGAAGAACTTTTTGACGAGACTAAGTGCCATCAATCCTTTCTCCATCAGTGTCAACATAAGATTTCTTATAGAATCGTTTATCTTTTCAAAGAAGTCTCCTATCTTTTTCATCCAATCCGTAAATCCTTCGTTTATAGAATCAAAATTACATAACTCATCAAGAGCTGCAAAAGTTCTTTGTTCATTTATCGAAAAGGATTCAAAATTGTTTAGATGTTTCATTATTTAATATCTTTTGATTCTATTAAAGTATATGTAAATGAGTTACCATGAAGTTTCGCTGCTTTCTTACAGATTTTCATAAACTCATCAAAGTCTTTAACTCTTTTGAATACTTGACAACCTTCTGACCAGTTTTCAACCCATGTTGAATCTTGTCCAGCTTTATGAATGTTGATACCATATAAACCTTCTGTGATTTTGTTTTCATCGTAGTTTAAGTCTTTGTTTGCATCTCTGTAAACTTTAACATTTTTAGCTTGACCTAATGCTTCGTATTTACCTTGGTGTAATCTGATTGTATGTGAACCTCTATATTGATTTGGTACTAATCTAGCTACTCCGTCTTTGTTATGAAATTCCATAACTCCTTTTTTACCTGGATCTGTTGTTGCTGCCCAAATAAAAAACTTCCATTCACCATTTTCTTTAAATGATATTGTAAGATTATCATCAAATACATTTGTTACTTTTGTTCCTGTAGATGAGTTTCTTACTCCAACGATATTTACATCGTATCCTTTGTTTGCCGCATCGTCGAACCATACATATCCTTTTGATTTAACTGCAGCCTCGATTTGTTCTCTTGTATAAGACATTTTTTAAATGTTATTTTTTATAGGCTAAAATCTTCAAAGCCTTTTATGTTTTCATCATCTCTATGTCTAGCATCATGTTCTGAGTGAGATGATTCTGGTCCACCTAATAGTGGTTTTTCTTCGTGATGTTCTTCTTCATGCTCTTCTGAATGACCTGCAAGAAAGTTGAATACTTCTTCTACATCATCCTTAGATGTTGCAATGTGGTCTAATGCCCAGTTGTGGCCGTTTGTAAGCATAGCGTCAACTTCTGCTTCATCCATTTCTAACATCTCATCAACTAATCTTTTGATTGTTTTAAGATTACCAAAGAACATATAATTTTGAGGACCACCATCATGGTCTTCTTTAAATAGTTTAAATTTTTTGATTTCCATATCGTTTACTTTTATTTTAGAATGTTTACTACTTCTGGGTAGTATTTGCATATATTTTGATTCTTTCCTTCATAAGGAATGGCTGAAAGTGCGTATCTCATAGCATTTAATCTTCCAATCTTTTTGTCGTTTGAGTTTATTATAACCCAAGGTGTAGTCCTACTTGATGTAAGGTTGAACATCTGATTTTTGTAGTGTCCGATTATCTCCCATTTATCAACAACTTTGGCGTCATTCGGTGAGAACTTCCAGTATTTCAAAGGACTTTGTTGTCTTAAATCGAATCTTTTTAGTTGTTTTTCTTTGGTAATAGAGAACCAGAACTTAATAAGGTGAAGACCTTGTTTCTTTATCATTTTCTCTTCCCAATCTACCACTTTTTCCATGAAGTCTTTGTACTGATCTTCTGTACAATAACCCATTGCTGGTTCTACTACTGCTCTGTTGTACCAAGATCTATCAAAGAATACTATTTCTCCTTCTTTAGGCATGTGTGCCTCATATCTAGCGAACCAGTTTTCTTTCTCTTCTGGAGTTGGAAGTCCTAAAGCAACTACTCTGAATCCTTTTGGATTTAAGTATTCGACGAATCTTTTTATTGTAGAACCTTTTCCTGCAGAGTCTCGTCCTTCGAATACTATAGCTATTCTCTTACCGTTCTTCAGAACCCATTCTTGAAGTTTCATAAGCTCTACTTGTATCTGATATTTCTCTGATTCGTATTCTTTTCTAGTAAGTATAGATCTCTCACCTTCGAACTCATCAAAGTGTTGAGCCTGAGCACCAGTTTTAATAACTGATATCCTGTTATCTATAGATTTGGCGAAGTCATCAAACTGTTTTCTTATGTTACTTTTGGTATCTCTTCTTTTGAGTTCCATAAGTTGATTTATCTTCCTAAGAAGTGTGTCGATGTTTAAGTCTTGTACGACCTCTGGAGTGAACTCGTTGTTAAGTTCTCTCATTATTATATCTACTTCGATTTTTTCAAAGGATTTGTATTCTACTTTGTTTGTTTGAAAGTTGTAGACAATATTGTCCAATATAGAACTTTTATACTCTCCAAGTCTTGTCAGTATGTTCCTTTTTATCTGTTCGATATTTTCGGGATCCATCTTGTCAATCCTAAGCTCTTCTTTTATAAAATCCAAGAATTTACGTAAATTCTTCATATATTTAGAATATTTTCTTTTATATATTAAAAGTGAAAAGCTAAAGTTTTTTCTCAAATAGATAAAGGTCGTATAAAGTATTTCCTTTTACGTTCTTTATACTTTTAAGAACTTGTCCGGTAACAGAATCAAGCACTTTGAATACTCCTATTTGTTGATTTTTATCAGTCTGAATTTTCACAGTATTTCCTGGTTGACCCAAAGCCCCTAATACTGCAACATATTTGTTTCCATATACACTTTTTAAAAACGATACTCTTAAAGTATTTGTATCTTTAATGTTGTTTATATAAGCGTTATCCATTACTTTTGTTAAATCTAACTGACTTTCAGTTTCTTTTACTACTATGGTCGCGAATTTTCTTTCTTCACCACCTAAAGTAATTTCTTCTCTGTTCTGAATTTTGTTTTGGTTTACAAGGTTTTGTTGGTTTCTTCTAATCTCACTAAAATCTGCTTTAGCTATTATACCACCTCTCATACCTTTATCATTCATATTATAACCTGCAGGGGCTAATCTGTAGAACGATCCAGTAAAAGTCATAGAAAGTATTCTATCTGTTCTAAAAAGTCTCCAGATCTTGTTTATGTGTCTTTTCTGAGACACCGACCATCCGTTTAGATGCCAACCTCTCAATAAAGTTTTGCCTTTTGAAGACCTCCCAATCACCATTGGGTATATAACTCGCTCATGGCCAGCAAAATGCGTATCTTCTTCTCCTTTGTAGTTGAGTAGGAAGATCATTCCGTATTTGATTGCCTTTATCATAGTCTGCTCGTTGTACTTGATAGGTTCGTTGATAGGTATATTGGCGATGTCTTTTACATTCTTCAATGAAAATCTAGGTATGAACTCATTGTCCTCTATAAGTTCGTATCGTTCTTTAACGACGAATTCTACAGGCTTTGTATTGTAATATGCTTTTGTTTGCGCTAGGTTCATAAAGTATATATTTAATTATATTCTATATATTAAATGTGAATGACGCAAAATAAAAAAGCGAGGTCACATTTGATGTGCCTCGCTTTTCCAACATTCTGTTGTAACCTTCTGTGGTGATTACTTAACTACAGTAGTATCTACTGAAACGGTAGATGCCGGAACAGCTGTAGTATCTACAGCAGCCTCAACGGCAGTCGTGTCAGTATTTGCAGCTTCTCCCTCAGGAGTCTTGCCACCGCAAGATGCAAGTACCACAGATGTGATTACTAAAAACAATGCTTTTTTCATAATTTTCTGTCTTGTTATTTTTTGTGAGATGTATATATCCAATTGAAGATTTTGTTTAGAAAAAGAAAAAATATATTTAATATATACATATACAAGAAAATAATTCTAAGAAATGTCAATAAAAAGTAGAGAAGATGCAAACAAATATTATCAAATCGTAAACGAGTTGGTAGACGAATACATGTCAAAGGGTAAAATCAGACCTTCTAATCTTAAAAGATACCTTCAACCAGGTAGTGAGAGATTCAAAAAGTTTTTAATAAGAAACAAGTTGAACGAGATAACAGGAATAGACAGAGTTCTTTCTGATGTGATTGAAGATAGAGCCAATATGGAATCTGACGGAGTTCTTACATTTGAAAACTTCAAATTCTTTGAATCTGATGAGTTCAAAATTGCTTCTATGAAACAATGTCTTTATAAAGGTATTGAAAAAGCGGATCTAAATATGGAAAAAGTATTGGCAGACGTTTTTGATACTAACTTAGGATCGATAGATATAGTAGATCCTGAAAAACATTGTTTTAAAATAGAGGATGAAGAAGAAGTTTTCATTTATTCAAAAGAAGACATTGATATAATAGGATTAAATATAATAGATCATCTATATGATGAGCTTTGTAAAAAAGATGTTGTACTTGCAGACGACATATCTATGAATCTTTCTGATTTGGTGGGAAAAGAAGCTTTTGAGAAAAAGATGCACGATTTTTTCACAGAAGAATTTTTACTAAAACTGATTGGAAAGTTACTTGATTCTGAATACTACAAAGAAGGTGAAAGTGTCGGAAAAGGAAACTACTTTGTTTGGAAAAAACTCTAAAAACATGTAACATCATGATATACTAATAACTAATATTTGGTTTTTCTATTTGGATATATAAATCAAAATAAAAATATCAGTATGTTACTAAAAGTAGGATCAAAAGGAGATGACGTAAAGTCACTTCAGGAAAAGCTGGGACTTACAGCTGACGGCTCGTTCGGACCTGGAACAGAGAAAGCCGTAAAAGAATGGCAAGCAAAAAACGGATTGACGGCAGACGGAGTTATCGGTGATAAAAGCTGGCAACTTTTGGCTTTATTCGGAACAAAAAAAGAAGAGGTTGTAATACCTGCAAGTGAATTTAAGCTTGAGGCATTAAAAGGACATCTTCCGGATTCAGTAATCGCTCAGATTCCTGACACAGCAAAAAAATTCAACATTACAAATGTATTGAGACTATCTCACTTCTTGGCACAATGTGGTCATGAGTCTGGTGGATTCAAAGCGGTTTCTGAAAACCTAAACTATTCTTCTGACGGATTGAAAAAAATATTCGGAAAGTATTTCCCTGGTGATACTACGGCTTATGCTAGAAACCCGGAAAAGATTGCTTCTAAAGTTTATGCAAACAGAATGGGTAATGGAGACGAAAGTTCTAAAGAAGGATTCAAATTCAGAGGTAGAGGATATATCCAGTTGACCGGAAAATCAAACTATCAAGGATTCACAAAATTCATTGGAGAGGATTGCGTAGCAAATCCGGATTTAGTAGCGACTAAATATCCATTGGCTTCTGCGGCATTCTTTTTTGACTCTAATAAACTATGGTCTATTTGTGATAAAGGTGCAGATGATGCTACCGTAACTGCAGTTACTAAAAGAGTGAATGGTGGTACTATTGGATTACCGGATAGAATAAAACATTTCAAAGAGTTTTACAACTTACTTAAATAAAAAAAGAAAAGAGAGCCACAAAGCTCTCTTTTTTCATGATAGAATATCTTTTATCTTAGCATCTCTGATTAGAACCTTTGATAGAATTCCTGATTGTTTGTCAATGGCTTCGAATATCTTTGTTTTTGAAAAGAATCCATTATAGATTGTGTTGAAATCGTCTTTCATATGTATAAGTTTCAAAAAAAGATTAGGTTGTAATCTTATAATAAACTTTTCTACATATTTATCTTCTCTCAACTCTAAAATATAAGCTTGTTCCATTTCTGGTCCAAAATTGAACTCTGATGGTTCAAATCCTAAACTCTTTATAAAATCTAATACGAATGAATACTTTTCATATCGACATTTGAGTTTTGTTTCTGTGTCGTAGTATGAAAATCTCGAAGGCATCTGATTAAAATCCATTTCGGTTCCTATATGATATGTGTCATTTTCCAATAGTTCCGAAAGATCAGATTCTCTCCTATCTTCTTTGTTTAAGATATTCTTTTTTTTAACAAAGTGAGATAGCTTAGTATCAAAAAGAAAATGTGTTTCTCCTGTTTCTTCTGCTCTTTTTTCACATTCGTCGATGAAATATTGATCTATCTCAGATCTTTCATATTCCCATGAAGATTCTTCTTGTATAAATCCTTCTGGTTTGCTACCATCGTCTATTTCTATAGTACCATCTGGTAATTGTCTAATATTCATGCTAAGGCATAGTTTTTTTCGTGGTCGAACCTTTCTTTTGAAAAGTCCAATAGAACTTTACACTTCTCATACTCTTCTCTTTCTTCGAAGTAGTACATTATTTTTTCGATAAAATCTAACGTGTATGGTTTAAAGGATATGTCATAACATTTACCTTTATTGATTCTATCATAAGTGCTATTCATCAAATAGCTGTAGTTGTGCATAACAATTTTATCAGTCATCTTATTTATTGCTTTGATTTTTCAAAAAATCTAATTCCTCTTGTGTTATTTTACTCATTCCGTGTTTACTAATCTTATCTAAGATTGAATCTACATCGAAACGGTCTTCGTTTTCTTCTACTATTCTTTCAATCTCCGTAGTTTCTTTCTTCATCATTAGGTTGTTCAGTTCCGCTTCTGGGTTTACACTTTCAAAATCTTTTAACTTAGATTCTAATTCCTCTCTAGAGATTGTCACACCCAATACTTCTACAACATCATCAATCTGTTTACCATATTGTTCATGTATATTACTTATTATATTTTCATTTAACTTTTTATCGATTGTCTCAGATGTATAGATACATTTATTTTCTTTGAAAATACAAACAATACTTTTATCCATAAGATAAACTACGTTTACAATATTGTAGTCTTTCAGTTTGGTATCTAACATTACTGTGTGATTTACCCTACTAACAAATACCGCTTGACCTTTTTTAATATTAGATAATATCTCTTCGAATTGTAATATCATATCTTTCAGAAGCTTTTGGTCTTTGAAATGTTCTTTTATTTTGTCTACAATCTTCGCATATAGGAAGCCTAATATAAACATAAGTGTTAACGTCATTATACTCATAGTGTATTATATATATTTTTTCTGATTTTGATTAGTATTTCATTGACAAAAGATTCATCTACTTTGTCTGGAAGGTTTGAGTTCGCGAACAGCTCGTCGATTTCTACGATTTCTGCCTCTACTTGATCAATAAGAGTCTGTAGGTCAATCTTTCCTTTTCTGATGTCGATTAGTTCTTGAGCATTTTCTCTACGAACGTTGATACCAAGACCCAATGCGATTTCTCTTGCCATATCCATAAGTCTTCGGGAGTGCATCATGTTCTTACCGTCGATTTTTTGACCGTGAGATTTAACATCAACCCATCTTGCATCATTTTTATTTACTAACCAATCTTCATAAGACTTATAATCTTTACAGTGTTCGGAATAACCATCTTTATTATAAACAATATTACAGATTGGAGTTTCATCTTTTGGAATAGAAGAAAGTCTAAGAGCATTTGACTCAGCAACGTTATCACCTTCACCAGTCTTTACAAGTCCTTTATAACCAAATCCCATTGAGTGACCTTCTTCTTTTCTCCATGCTTTAGCTTTTTCCCTCAAGTCTTCTGGAATCCTTTCATTAAAACAGTTGTTAGCATCTGTATCAAAATAAACAGCATATGAATCTCTAGCATTTGGTACATTTACAACTCCACAGAACTTTTCTTCAAACCCCTTATCAGAGTTCCATTTTTTCCAAGGAATAGATTTTGGTCCTTCAATCACATAAACAAAGTCGAGTACATCTTTACGAGTTACTTTATCTTTTTCCCAGTTTTGTTTTTTGTTTTGACCTTTTGCTTTTTGGATTTGCATTTTACCATAACCACCAAAAGATTTGGCACACACTTTGGTGATGAATTTATCTCTGTTATCTAAGATAAGGTCGAAGATAGGATCTTTATAGATGATACAATCTTCTGGTGTGTTTAGAAGTTCTAATACGGTTGGATTATTGCTAGAAAGTAGTTGTAGAAATCTTTTGATTTCATAGATTACGGTATCATTTGTATCGTCGTTGATTTGTTCTTTGTAGTTGAATCCAAAGATGTCTTCTTGTGATTGAATGAATACACCTGCGTAGTCTGTATCGGATGTTTCAATGTTTGTTCCATATGCATGTGATCCTCTAATAACGAGTAGTAGTGGTTTTGCGTTTGGAGACTTTTCTTCGATGAATCTAAATAGTTCTTCTTTCATTTTCTTTATTTATTCTACAAATGTAGTGATTAAAACTGAAATAAAAATAAAGCAACATTAAAATTTAATATATACCAAAAAAGAATAAAACTCATATGTCTACACAGAGTTATAATACGGGCAACACAATATATGATAGTAATGGTGGTAATCAAAACGTTGTTGCGGACTATGCTTATATTTCAGATTTACTTGCCAATATACCTGATAATAATACAAACTTAATTGATGCAAAAGACGTTAGGGATGCGGTTTGGACTTTATGGAATAGAATTGAAGATATAAATATAGGTTTATCCTCTTCTGGAATAAACATATATGCAACTGGATCAGGAACATTTTCGGCAGATTTAAGATATGATAGAACACGTCTATCTAGTGCAGCACCTGTCGGTGGTGTTCCAACTGGATCAACATTTAGTGGAACTCTTCAGGATGTTTTTGATAGAATATTTTATCCATATACAGCACCAACGTGTGCTTTGAGTGGTGGTAGTACTAGACAATTTGGTTCGAATACTTCGGTAACATTGAGTTTCACTCTTAATAAATTTGAAAAGCCTGTGACTGCAGTATCTATACAACTTCTTTCTGGAACATCACCGATAACACCAATACCTTCTGTGATAACTCAGAACAATACAAATCCTGCTAGTTTTGGTCCAAGTACTTTGTCTACCACTCCAGCATCTATTGTTACTTATGCTACACATAGTGCAACACCAACATCACTCAGTGAATCTAATACATACAATCTTACTATAGGTGATGGTCAAGCTTCCGCTGGTGCGTCAACTACCGTTACTTGGATGAACTATTTATATTATGGTACTTTAAATTTGAGTACACTTTCGGGTAATCCGAATCCTGATTTAACCGTAAGGCCCGATGGTAGCAATAGTGCAGCCGTTGCATCATCCATAGTGCAGATAACTGCAGCAATAGATAGCAATACCGTTAAGGCGACTGCCAATACGTATGATAGAGTTTTGGTATCAAAAGTTTTTGCAACCAGTAGAACACTTAGTTTGGCGGACTATGCTGCCGGTAATAACTATCTTTTCTTTGCTTGGCCTACATTGTTTGGAACACCTACTTTTAAAATAAATGGATTGTCGAATAGTGCATTTACTAAAGTTAAAAGTGGTTTTGTATTCACAAATGAAAATGGATTCTCAGGAGTAAATTATGATGTTTGGATAAGTAATACTGTCTATGGAACATCTACAATAAATATAAGTTAAAAAAATAAGATAAAGATATATGCCAACTCAAAACGTAGGTACACTAGTAGGGGCTGCGATAAGGCCAATAGATGATGCAATGCCGATTGCTTCTGCATTTTCTTTTGAAATAAATGGAGGACATCACCAAGTTGCCACTTTGGTTGCTAGAGATGCCATAATTGTTCAAAGAAGACAATGGGGGATGTTGTGTACGGTTTATAACGATTCAACTTCTACAAACAATGCAACATACCAACTTAAATATGGACATAACAATGGTAGTACCAATACTATGGATAACGCAAACTGGGTAGTTTTCTCAGGTGGTGGCGGTGCCGGTGGAAGTGCAAACTGGGTAGATCCTGTTCTTTCTGTTACAATGAGTACTCCTGGAATTTCGGCAGACGGAGATAGATATTTGGTTGGATTGGATGAGACTGCTTCGTTATCTGGTAGTTTTGCCACACTTACTAATACTGGATATGTTGGAAACTTAGTTGGTGGATATATTGCTGAATATAACTCTAGTATAAGCAATTGGGTAACTACATTACCAACCGATGGGATGACTCTAAGAGTCAATGATCAAGACAACTCATTTTATAGATATGAAGGAACTTATTCTACTGGTCAATGGTACAAAGAAAGAGTCAATCAAGTAAGATATCTTTCTGCGATTAGTGCAAATGGTGTTGATTATACTATAACCACTAATGATTTTTTTGAATACTCTACTGAAGTTGTATATTTAGTTCAGTTTGGAACTGCTAACTCAGGAAGTACAGCTTCATTAAATATAAATGGTTTAGGTCAAACAAACATGAGAAAACAGAACGCACTTGGACTTTCTGATTTTTCTAAAAACGATTTGAATATTGTTGGAGTTTACAATCTTATATATGATGGAACTATTTTTAGAGTTGATCAACAAGCCGGAGAAGGTGGTGCTTTTACTTTAAAGTATAGGATTATCGATTCTGAAAGAATTGAAGTTCCTGCATATTCTGAATATTTACTTTATGGTGATTTAGAAGTAAATGGTATATTAGATATCAATGCTACTGGAAAAGTTGTTTTGGTAAATGGTGGATTGAATGTAAATGGTGGTACGGTTTCTAACTCAGGAAATATAGAATTTGTAACCGTTCCTCAGGCAGCATCGACTGGAGTTGCTGGATATGTTCCAAAATGGGCATCTACTACTGCAATATCTGCAACTTCTTCTATACAGGATAGTGGAACAAAAGTTACTTTGAGCTCTGTTTTGAATTTGACACCAAGTAGTCAACCTGCAACTGCTGCGGCTGGAGATATATACTTTGATAGTGGTACTAATAAGTTAAGAGCATATGATGGTTCTGGTTGGAACGATCTTTGGTAATAAAAAAAGTCCTTCATTTGAAGGACTTTTTTTATGATATTATTTTAATAATATTTTCTAAGGAAAAACCATCTAATGGTTTGCCACCATTTTTAAGGTAGTCTCCATAGATGTTGTTATAGTCATCTATAGTATAGAACTTTGAATCTAAGTCACAAAATATAACTGTAGTATCGTGTGCATTCACCGTTTTATTCTGAAGTCCTGTCTCTCCGTATCCTGGTCCCATAGGTCCAATCAGTTCGGTTCCGTTTACTTCTTCTTTTATGAAATCTTCAAATCTTTTAATCATCATCCCCATTACTTGCTTCTATTTTTTCAAAGTATTCGTCTTGTTCTTGAAGAGAATATTCGTCTTTTTTGATATTGTATATTATGTTGTACAAAAATCTGTCATCTAATCTATGTTTTTCACCACCTTTCATTGTTATGGTACATACATCGTCTTCAAAAACATTTTCAATCTTACTTATTTGAAGTCCAAACTTTCCATATTTGTCGTGAAGATTACATATAACTATTCTTTTTTCCTTTAAAAGGTCGTCTATTCTAGAATATGTCGAATTCTTTGATAGATACATGAAATCTTTCATGTAGTCCTCTCTTGTATGCTGATAGAGGTTCAGGAAATTTATTTCCTTATCAGAAAGCTTCTTGCTGCTGTTTATCTTATCTAAGATACGGTTCAGCTCTATTTCTTTAATAGATTCGCCGAGAAGGTAATACTTTATGAGTTTTTTTATTTTCATGTCGCTATTATTTTCTATCATATATATTAAGAAGTGTAAACGATTTTTATATATAGTTTATACTAAAATTATATAATCTAATGGATCAAAAGTTACTTAGTGCATTAAACAATTTATCCGAAGGCCTGGAGGCCATCGCAGAGGCACTTAAAGAAAGTGGGGGTAGTGGTAATAAATCTGCCACTACTTCCGCACTACAAGGTGGAAGTTTTACTAAAGAGATTCAGGAAATAAATGTTGGTGTCAAGCAATTGATGAAAGATTCTAAACAGATTCTGAAGAACCAAGAAACTATAATAAGTTTATCTAAGAAGTCTGCAGGTGATAAAAAGAGTGACTTTGAAAAGGCGGGTGGTGATAAGAAGAAAGAAAGCCAGATTAAAAAAGGTATTGGAACTATATTGCTTATTGCAGTTGCTGTACTTGCCATAGGAATGGCATTTAAACTTGTTGGTAAAATTGATTTTCTATCGGTTGTAGGTTTAGGATTAGCCATGTTGATAATGTCTGAGGCGTTTGTAAAAATAGCCAAAACAAAAATGACTATAAAAGAGGCTGCTATTGCATCACTTGCAATGGTTATGATGGCAATTGCCGTTACTCTTTCATCATGGGTATTAAAAATGATTAGTCCAATCGGAATAGCACAGTTACTAACGGGTATTGCAATAACTGCAATGTTTTATATTATGGCTCCTAAATTCGCGATGTTATTGAATGCTGTTAATAATAGCTTCAAAAAAGTGAGTTATGCAGACATAATCAAAGTTACTGTAATCTTAGTTGCTATGTCTGTGGCGATAACTCTTTCATCATGGGTATTGAGATTAATCACACCATTGAGTCTTGGACAGATTATAACGGGTATTGGTATAACCGTGATGTTCTATGTTGTGTCTAACTTTTTACCTAAGCTTGCCATTTCGGTAATCGCGGTTAGTAAAATAATGAGTAAAAAAGACTTGGCGTTGTTGCCAATCATGTTGGTTGCATTTTCTATTGCGATAACACTTTCGTCATGGATATTGAGAATGATTGCACCAATGTCGTTTGGACAAATAATAACAGGGATTGCAATAACTGCGATGTTCTGGATTGTATCTAACTTCTTGCCTAAGCTTGCACTTGCTGTAATCGCGGTTAGTAAAATAATGAGTAAAAAGGACTTAGTTTTACTACCACTTATGATGGTTGCATTTTCTATCGCGATTATGCTTTCTTCTTTAATATTAAAATTGATTCAACCACTATCGTTTGGTCAGATAATAACAACAATAGTTGTTACTGCAGTATTTTGGGCAATTTCGATGTTTTTAACAGATATCGCAATTGGTGTTATAATGGTTGATAAAATATTGGGTAAAAATAAAATATGGATGATTCCATTGGTTTATGTTGCGATATCTGCTGCCATAATGGTTGCCGGTTTCCTTTTCTCGATGACTCCAGAATTGGGTTGGAAACAAATGGTTGGTATTCTATTGATTGGTTTGATATTTGCTGGATTGGCTTATGTTATGCCTGATATGGCGATTGGTCTTGTTATCATGGAGAAGGCCTTGGGTAAAGGTAAAATGTGGTTGATTCCTTTGGTTTATGTTGCGATTGCTGCTGCCATAATGGTTTCGTCTCACATTCTTAATGCTAGTGCTGAAATACCTTGGATGAAGCTACTTAACATATTGGTATTCTCTGTTGTATTAGTGATTGCAGTTGCTTTAATCGGATTACTATCTTTACTTTTAGTCAAAGTTATTGGATTAACCACTATACTAAAAGGATCTCTTTGTATTGTGGCTATAGCCACTTCAATAATGTTGGCATCATGGCTTCTTACTAAGGGTAGTTATAAAAAATATCCTGATTGGAAATGGGTACTTTTTGCAGCATTGGCAATTGTGGTATTTGGTTTAATAGGATGGTTATTGATGAAGATTGGTAGTCTCAGTACGTATATAAAGGGTGGTATTGCCATATTGGCGGTTGCTACTACTATTATGTTGACTTCGCATATAATAAATGCTGGAAACTATAAAAAATATCCTAAACTGGCTTGGTCTCTAGGTGTTGGTGCTGCATTGTTGGCATTTGGTTTGGCTGCGGTTGGATTGGGGTTAGTGATGATGTTTGATGGTGGTTTATCTCTTTTATTAGGTTCTCTTGGTATTTTAGGAGTATCTGCAACTATAGTTGCTGCCTCACACATACTTGCTCAGGGTAAATATGGTAAATTTCCTTCACTTGGATGGTCTGTTTCTGTTGGTTTAGCATTGGCTGCCTTTGGTGGTGGAATGGTTCTTTTGGGTGGTCTTATAATAGCATCTTTTGGTATTGGTGGTCTTATGCTTGCAGCAGGTGCTAAGGCTGTTTTGAAGGTCGCAGAAACTATAGTAAAGTCATCACACATATTAGCCAAAGGAAATTGGAAAAAGGGTCCTACGGTTGAATGGGCATCGGGAGTTGCAATTGCACTTGGTGCTTTTGCACCAATCTATAGTATGTTGTTGGAAAACGCACCTGGACTTTTCAGTGCGGGTGGTGGTGTTGGTCCAGACGATTTTGCAAGGGCCATAGTAACCGTTAGTAAGGGTATAATGACTGCAGCGGCTGAATTCGCCTCTCCTAAGAATAAAAGTGTTTGGAAAGGTGGACCTACACAAGCTTGGGCGACTGGTGTTGGTATAGCATTAGGTGCATTCGCCCCAGTTTATATGATGTTGCTTAACAATGCACCTGGTATATTCAGTAAGGGTGGTGGTGTCGGACCTGAAGATTTTGCAAAGGCAGTTATGACGGTTTCTAGAGGTATAATAGCAGCTGCTGGAGTATTTGCGTTAAATACCGCACAATTCGAAGAAGGTAAATATCCTTCTGTTAAATGGGGTCAAGGTGTAGGTGCTGCACTTAATGCCTTTGCTCCTGTATTTACCGCGTTGAGTAAAGATACTGGTTGGTTTACATCGGGTGATGAGGTTATAACCAACATGGTAAGTGGTGTCATTAGACTAGCGGGTGCCATCGTCACAGTTGCACAAATATTCGAATGGGCTAAGATGAAGTGGGATTCAGCTCCTAGTAAAAATTGGTCATGGAATGTCGGAGTTGCCGTTAGGTCATATGCAAAATTGGCTTCTGATATAAGTAAAAATACGGACTTTTTTGGTATAGGATTGTCTTTGCCTGTTAAAATCGTATCTTCAATTATTTCTGTAGGACATATTATACAAAAAAACAAAAAGGCACTAACAAGTTATTTGAATCCTGCATTTGTGCCTATTTTGGCAGTAAGTGTTAGGGGTTATGTTAGGTTAACTGACTTTGTTGCAAAAAGTGCTGGTATGTTAATGAACGAAAGTGGTGTTAGAACCGTTGCTGTTCAGATGGCCACTACTGCCAAAATATTAGAAAAAAACAAAAAGTATTTCTCTTATTTGATTCCGAGAAACTTTATAGCCAATTTGGCACCTAACTTATTAGGGTATGCTACAATGGCAAGGGCTTTGGAGAAGATGATGACGATTACCGAAAAGAAATTCATACCTTTAAGTGCATTGGGTGGAACCGACGTTAGTTATAAGACTACTAGACCTGCAGATATTTCTATTGTCAATAGAGTTGCTGCACAGATGTCTTTGACTGCAGCTATTATTGGTAAGAATGCTAAATATTTCAATACTAAAATAGATCCTAACTTCATGAAATCGGTAGGGTCAAATCTTTTCTATTATATGACTATTGCTAAAAAACTACAATCACAACAAAGTTTTGGATCTATGATAAAAAGTGCTTTTGGTCTTGATCCTATGAGTCAAATGGCAAATGGTATGATTAAACTTGCCAAAGGATATGATAGTCTTGCATCTTCCATAAAAAAGATGGGTTCTGCAATGAGCCAAATCAACGACAAGAAGCTTTCACAGATGGAAAGAATGGCTAGACTGGGTAGAAGTCAGAACCAAAGTAAAGGATTCTTAGGTTCTCTTGGTGAGGCTGCTGGTTCTGTTGTTGGTGCTGTGGGTGGACTTGTTGGTGGTGCTCTCAATATGGTTACTCCTGGTGGTGGTCCTGGATCTAAATCAAGTAGTAGAGAAAAGGAAAAAGTTGGTAAATATGGTAATGTTAACAAACAGAATGATATGATTATAGAACTACTTATGGAATTGAATAGTAAGATTGGTGCAGGTTCAAATATCGATACTGCTATGTTGAAAAAGTTGAACGAGAAAAAAGATTCTAAACTTCAGTAAACAATTTGATTGTTATTCATATAATAGATATGAATAAAAATGTTTCCATCTTTAAAAAGATTAGACTTTTCTCTTTTTATAAAAAAGTTATCAAAGAAAATAGTGAAGAGCTTGAGAGAAACTTTGGCCTTAGAGTTGATAAGGCACAAAGGTTATATACCGTTCTAAACATTCCTGAAGAAATAATAGGAGAGTCTTTTTCTCTTAAAAAATCTGATATCGATCGTATATCAGAAAACTATATAAAAGAGTATAACACCGAAGTAAACCGTATATTAAATGCAAAGGGACTTGGAGAGCTTTTTGGTCTTTATGAGGTTAAAAAGGTTGATAAGTACTCATATTTGGTGGTTATCGGATATTCACTTTTCAAAAGTAATGAGTATTATAATAAACTATATTGGAGAGTATATCCTATTATTGGGATAGTATCAATCATTACTACAATTTTACTACTTGTTTAGTAAACTTTTAATCAAAAATGTATTATAAATAAAAATTCAAAATATAAAAATTATGGCAAAAGAAACAGCAGAAGCATTCTATGAGTTAGATGAGACAACAGAAGAGCTTTTTATGGATGTCTTCAACAAGAAGTCGTTTCCGGTTAATGTTAACTTTCAATTTATTGGGAGCTCTAAACAAAAGCAATTGATAAAAGTAGCTAAAATCGCGGATGATTTTGCCTTTGTTCTTAAAAAAGAACTTAAAGTTATCATCAATGAAGATCTTTTAAACGTATTTGATGAAGAGTCTATAACTATTCTTATCGAGCAAGAGATTGATAAAATCAATATCAATATGGAAAGTGGTAAGATTAAGTTGGTAGGAACAGATTTAAACACATTTTCTTCTATTGTAAACAAATATGGTGTTGAGAAAGTAGCAAGAGCTAACAAAGTTGAAGAACTTTATAGTGAACAACAAAAAGATGCTAAGACAGACGAAGAATTTATTATCTAATCATGAGTATTATAACTAAAAAATACGTATCTGCGCTTCAAAAAAGATACGAAGCTGAGATGGCTGAGGCAGAAGCAAACATAGCACTTTATCTATCTGGTCATAATCTTGCAGCAATCGGAGAGCACTCTGATTTGATGGAAGAACAAGATAAGTGGATCGAAAAATATACGAATGCTAAAGATAAATTGGAAACTTTAAAATCTTTGGATTTGAATGATTCGGATTTAGATAAAAAGTCGGAAAGAATTAACAGCTAGGCTGTACAAAAATAAAAACAAAAATATGTCAAATATTGAAACAAACGTAGTAAAACCAGAGATTAAATTCTTTGAAAATAACACTGAGAATTTAGTTATTGATCCTATCAATGAAGTTATTTTAGATAGTAAAATCAAATCTATCGAAGACTATATGGTCAACAATGATGGAACTAATAAAAGTGATGAAGAAAAAGATAATCTTTATAAAGTATCACAAGGATTTTGGAAAGAGTATACTGATGCTTTAAGAGATGCTAAATACAACTTCCATCTTAATAGAGTTCAATGGAAATTCTTAACAGATTTAATCTTACAAAAATTAGAGTATGATGTAAACACTGTTTTCTTCGCAATCGAATTAACTGAGTTATTGGGAACAATGAGAGATGTTAAATATACAAACGATGATGAGTTAATCGCTTTCCCTGTTAATGCAACAGAAATCACTTACATCTACCATTTAATATCAAAACATAAAGTTAAAGGTCTTACTAAAGATTCTTATACATTCTCTAAAGTTTTGATGAGAATAGGAACTATTAGTAAACTTTTCAACTATTACGATTCTTATGCAAAAAGTTTATCTACAGATATCCAGGATTGGGTTGCTTCTTTTGAAGAAGGTATCATTGCAGAAGGTGTTGAGAAAAAGAAAAGAAAATCAGAAACAGTTGAAGCTACGGTAATCGAACCAAGTTCAAACAACTAATCATTGATTTAGTTTAATAAAAAAGCCTTTAGATTTTCTAAAGGCTTTTCTTTTAATATACTGGCTCAATCGGAGTAAATGGTCCGATTATGTCTCTCATTCCTGAAGAATCAACTAAATCTTTTATTCCACGTATTTCGTAGTTTTTTCTGTCTCTATAAACTGCCCCATATCCATTTTCTGAAGATATCTCTATTACAATGAATGGATCTATGTTAGAATCTAACGCAAAGTTGAATGGTGCTATTATTGGTGTTTTATGTGGACCATTTTCTTTCATAGAAATAATAGAATGTGTTGCACCGACTTTTGGTGGTGGAAGTATTCTTCTATATTCGTCTATTGTCTGTACCGGTTCTAAATCTATTTCTAACCACTCTGTTATATTCAACCAATTTTGGTCATCTCCTTGGTCTAATACCGGTGGTATTGCAGAATAAGTTGCACCAAGTCCACTATAAACAAACATCTCTCTATTATATTTTACTATGTTTGTTACTCCATATGTTCCATTTGCATCCCAATCTTCCACATCTTCATTTTTTCTTGGACTTTTAACCTTATTGTTGTCTTGTGCAGACTCATATATCTTTCCATAATAAGTTACTTTATCACCTTTCATATAGTTTGTAAATGGTGCCCATTCTTTATATGTTTTATATGTTCTAATCTTTATAGTAAAGTATTCTGGTAGAACCATATTTTCTTTAAACTCATAATATGGTCTTGGTGGTGGAACTAAACCTGTTGGATTTTTGTCTGCACCTACTCCATCTACTATAGTATAGAAGTCTAATACACAGTTGTAGACGGTAGATCCACTATTAACCGGCATCAAATAAGCTTCGTTTAGTTTAAATGATATTGGTGTCATACTTTCTCTTATGTTGACTATTCTCATATCATGAACTCTATGAGTAATCTGTGTACCACCTGTAAAGTAAGCTCTTCCTGTTATGTCTAGTATTTTGTGAGTTAGTGGAATTATATTACTTTTCAACCAGAATTTTAATCCTTGTAGTTTTATCGTTATATCATCTATACTATATCCAAGTAAATTGTTTCCTTCTTTGTCTGTTATAAAGTATGTTAGATTGAATAGGTTTGTCTCTTCAAAGTTCTCGTTTGGAAAAGTATGCTTTACAAAGTCGTTTTCTGTCCATCCTTCCACAGAGTTGTCAAATATATCTGGTATTTCTACTTTGAATAGTTTTAAAAAGTTTTCTGAAGTAGTATTTATATTTCTATAGTATTCGTTTAGTTGTAAATCGTTGTATCCAAAGAAGTTTATTGCGTTTATTATGGATTTGTATGATCCAATATAAGGATATATCAAATGCTTCATCATCAAAAGTTCTTTTCTCTTCATGTTTAAGAAGTTCCAATCTACACCACCTTCTAATATGTCATAATCTTTAAATATGAATATCTCATTATGACCTATATTTTTTCCTACATTTCCTAATTCTATTTTGAATCTTGGATCTTCTATTTCAGTCTGTCCTATTGTTTTAAATCTAGCAATCTCTCTATCTGTAACAAATAAAGTTGTTTTTAGGTATGTAGTTGTTCCTGATTTTGGATAGTCGGTTATTACAGTTTTTTCACTTTCAAAGAAGTCTAAATCTATGTTAAAGAAATCTACTATTATAGTTTTGTTGTAGATTTCTGATATCTTAACTACATATCCACTATTTGTTGATATGTACTGATTTTTAGTATTTGTTATATCCTTTATTTCGATTCCTAAATATTGTCCTACTTTCAAACCTTTACCTATAAAAGTCTCTTCTGACATCATGTTGAGTTTTATTTGTCCTCTTTTGTATCCGTCTGAAGTAAGTGTGTCAAATGATATAATAGTGTCATTTGTAGGAGTACTGGTGATACTAAACTCTACTTCTTCTCTTTTATAAAGTTGTAAAAATGAACTATATGCACCTTCTTCGGGTGCTTTAAATCCTAAGAATAGTTGAAGTGGTGTTGGCTCTGTAGAAACATCATCTTGGTCATCTATGTAACTAAGTTCATATTCAACACTATCAAAAACGATTTGTTGATATTCAGGTAAATCCACTTTGTTTATGTCTCTGTTAGGATATTTGTTTAAAGGAACATCTTTGAATGGTTTTGGTCCTTTATATGTATAAGGACCTGTCTTTTCAAGTTGCTCTCCGCTCAAATCATATATGAAGAATTCTGGATTTTCATCTGTCAACCATCTCCAATAGTATTTTACTGCAACATCACCTTCAAAGTTTTCTCTTGGTCTTCTGACACATTCATATGCCTTTACCCAAAGTTCTGTTGGTTTTACGTAATTTGGATTTAAAGTACCAAATTGTCCTTCGTCTATCGAACTTCCTGTTACTCCAATTATGTCAACTATACTATTTACGGTTGGTTTTATTACAAAAACATTTGCCATCGATGGTTGTAAAGTCCATATAGATTTGTCTTCTGGGTTGTATAGTATTCTTTTACTTATGGCTGGCGTCGTTTCTGTATGAACCACTACTCCATTTGCAGAATCCACAACACAAACTGTGCTTGTTGTATCCGATGCTAAATATACACCACCATCATATTGGTTTAGTGCCATTCTACCATATATTGATGGATTTCTATCTATGTTTATGGTATTGTCTGTAAGATTCAAAGATCTGAATCTAAAAGTCTTGTCAGAAACGTTCATCTCGCCTGTAAGGTTGTTGTAAATTACATCCACAAACTCACTCATGGTCATTCCTGGTACTGATGCAGTCAGTCCATTATCTATTCTCCAAAGTTGTGCATCTGCATAAACATATACAGATTCGTTTACTGGTTCATAGAATATAGAAGATTGTGCAAGATCAGGAATATTGTAAGATGTTTGTATATCTCTCGTTGCACCATTTACTCTAATCAATAAATCTGCGTCGGTAGTTATGTATATGTCTTTTTCAAACTCGTTGTATACCATTTTCCCTGTTTTTGTGTCTGTAGGTGATGGTGTTGTGAGATTTGTTATTAAAACGTTTTTATAACTGAATATTGATATTGTCGGGCTATTTTCGTAAGTAACGTAGATATCACCGTTGTCTGTGTTTATCAACATGTCCGCTGCCGTGTTGGTTAATGTTATAGATGTTACTATTATGTTTAATACAGGATCGACAACCCATAATTTGGTTTTTGATAGACAATATAGGAAGCTATTGAAAGTATTGAATTCTATCTCTATACTATCAGTGTTTCCTGTAAGATATATTGTAGATAGATATACTCCGGTATATGCATCCATTGCACTAAGATTGTCTCCTAACACAAAAACAGAGTTGGATAGCTGTATGTATTTCATATCAATAAGATTTGAAACTCCAGGCTGTCCACTTATGTTATAGTTTATTGTTTCGTAGTCGTTGAAGTTATAGTTTACACCAAACATCTCTTGATTATGTTGTATAGGGTTGAATGGCCCTCCTTGTCCTGTTGGTCCTACCGCAGGATCACACGTAGTCTGTCCAAATCCTATAGTGAATGCTAAAGTTATGAATCCAGATGATCTACAAGGTGCACTTTCTAATCCCCAGAAAGGTCCTTGGTAGTTAAGACTCATAATCTTTGGATCAACACTAAGAAGATTATATTTTACGTCTTGTAAAGGATGAGGTGTACTATTTACACCAATTACTCTTCCTGTTCCAAACCCCGCATCTTCAAAAGATGAATTTGCATCGGATTTTATTAGTCTTACTTCATTTCCAGTAACAATAGTTCCTTTGTTTCCTTTAATCTTTTTAGTTATCACATAGTCTGTCTGACCAGGTAGCATAATCTTACCGGTCTTTATGGTATAGTCAAGTCTTCTGTCTGTTCTTTTGACATCAAACTTCAATAGATTATTTATACTTTTAACTATTATTCCGTATGTTTCTAATACTGGAGCATGTTCTTCTGTCCATGCTACCAATGTTGCGGGAATATCCGGTAATTTCACGGTTGCGGTTGATGATGTTGATGATACGGTCGCACCTGTGTTGTCAAGGAAGGTTCCGTATATTGTCTGCATCTCATATGGTTTGCTGTTTATTGTAAACGATAGATTTCCACCTATTTCATTGAATAAAACTTTAGAGTGTTCTATATGATAATCTGCGGTTGTTCCTACTTCTATTCGATTTATTTCTATAGGTATGTTAGGATATTCCGATCTTATTACAATGGCGTTGTAGAATGGTGAAACATAACTTCCTAAGTATTCTAAATCTGCTGTGATTCCTAATGCACGAAGTCTGACAAAGTTTCTAGATAACCAGTTTCTTAGAGTTCTATCTATAGTTCTTTGCATATCTGGTGCCGCACCTGAATATATCCAAGCCACTTCTTCTTCATATACTTGTTTGTTGATTACTAACTTTATTCCAAACTCATCTATATCTGTAAAGACTATATTATATTTGTAGTTTTCTGAGTAGTCGTAGTTTAACTCTTGTGTGAACTTTTCTTTTATCTCAATAAGTCTTTCATTAGTTTGAAATTGCTTACCTATCAAATAAGAGCTACAATTTGCGACCTCTGTATCGTATAGATTTGATAGAAACAAATAGTTATTTGATGGTATAGAACTCGATGATGATAAATCTGGTGGCATCGAAAAAAGTTCTATTGCTTTTCTAATGATGAATGCTTCTCTATCTCCTAAATTTGCCAAACATGTACTTACGGTCTCTGTGTGGTAGAAATTAACTTCTGCATACTTACTTGGATACATCAAATCTGCTTTCAGTACTCCCTTATTTAAGTATAAATCTATATTTAATGAACTAAAATCGTCTTTATATTTTTCTGCAGCCATTGCTAATGTAACAGAACTACTTTGTGTATATCCCTGTTCAAAATATAGTCTATCTGTTGTTAAATAGATTTGACAATTGTTTACTATTTCATCAGTAAGTACTTGATCAACTGAAATATATGTTGGTTTTCCCCAATACTCTTTTGAGTTGGCGGGAGTGACAAATTGTGTGTTTACATTTGAATAGTCTTGTGTGTATGCCTTTATACATTGGTATACGTTGTTGTTATATAAAACCTGAGACTTTTCTGTATACACAACAAGTTCTGTTATGTTAGCAAAGTTGGGTACGTTACTAACTGTAAGAAAGTTTGTATTTAATGTAGATCCAATTATTTTAAACTCTCTACCCGATTTTAATATTTTTGGAAATGCATTCAGATTTTTGAATGTTATTCTACCATTTGCAATGGTTATTCCTCCGTCGTATATTTTAGGAACATCGGTTTTAGATATAAGTTCAATAAGAAGATTTTTATCAGTCTCAATATTTTTAAGGTAGTATTCAAAATGTACTGCATCAGTCACTTCGTTTTCTTTAACTGTATAGACACCATCATTTTTTTCACTATTTACTATATTTAGTTTTTTACCTGCGTAGTATTTGTCGTAAAAGTTTGGTTCGTTCCATTCCGAAAGGTTGTTTTTGTAGTCTGCGTCTATATAGTTGTATATTCCTAAGAGATTTGAACCTCTAAGTGTTACATCTTTTATCGATCCATTTGTGTATTCGACATAGTACATTGATTCAAACGTCGCGTTATCTACGTCTGTTAGTATCATTACTGCACCTTTTTTAGAACCGATTACTGCATAAGTCTTTTTAGTATCTTGAAACTCCAAAAACTCACTATCAAACATTATAAAAGTTCCAATAGGGAAAAATCTTTCAAAATCCACACCGTATATCCATTTAGAATAGAAGCTTGGATCATTATTTACAGGTTCTATTGCAGCCATAGAAAATGTTCCTAATCTTGCTCCATAGAAGTGCATTCCCCATTCGTTGAATATCTGAAACTTACTTAGAGTTAAATCTCCAGAAACTGCATATTCAAATGCCGGAAGATATTCCATTGTATATAGACCAATTGTCTTATAGATGTCTGATGAACTTTGGTGAAAAAGTAAATCTCCTTCGAATCTATCGACAGTGTTGTTGTACTTTATGTTTAGGTAATCGCCTTCCTTATTGAAGAAAACTAAGCTTTTATGGTTAGACATTTATATTGAATACTTTTTGATATATATTAAAAATGTGTTTCTTGATAATAATATATAGAGTATAAAAATCTTAAATAAATTATGGCCAAAATAGATAAAGTGGAAAAATTCTTAAAAGAAGAAAAACCAAAGAAAATAAAAAATCTTGAAGTAGGTTTTGACATAGATTCTTTTGAAAAAGAAGAAGATACGGATACTCTTGGATTTAGATCAGAGTTTGAACCAATCGCTAAAGGTAAAGAAAAAACTCTTAAAAAAGAAATACAAGTTACTACACCAGGATTAAAAAAATCTATCAAAAAGTTTGAGGATTTCAAGATTTCTATTTCTATTGATGAAGTAGAACCAGAAGAAGGTGTTCTTATGGGTGGTTTAACACCTAATGATGATGAAACTTGTTCAGATTGTGAATCTAATCCATGTGGGTGTGGATGTTCTGATTGTGATTGTGATCCTTGCGAATGTGGTGTTGGTGAAGAAGATGTTGCAAAGTTTTCTAACTTTAATGATGTCATTGGAGACTTATTTTCAGAGAGTTTAAAGTATCATTTGAAAAATAATAAACCAATCACTGAAAACATATTTAGACCAGGTTCTGAGGCTTTCTATGATGTTCTTAAAGAAGCTAGAACACATTTTGATTCTAATAGAGTAAATCTAACGGGATTGGATAAAGATTTGTTTGAGTCTACTGAAATAGGAAAGTTTGCTAAGTTCAATGGTGAGATAGTTCCTTTGGATCTTCCAATGGAAACGATTGAAGAAATGAATGAGGCCGAATACAAAGGTAGAGAAGTTGAGTTGAATCATCCAATGAGAGGTGGTACTAAGAAGTATCATGTTTATGTTAAGAATCCTAAAACAGGTAATGTTAAAAAGATTGCGTTTGGTGATGTTCACGGTGGATTGACCGCAAAGGTTAGTGATCCTAAGGCTAGAAAGTCTTTTGCTGCTAGGCACAAATGTGATATGAAGAAAGATAAGACTAAGGCCGGATATTGGGCTTGTAGAATAAACAAATACGGACATCTTTGGGGTGGAAAAACTTATCCTGGATACTGGTAAAATATGACACTTCCATATAAAGAAACTAAAATAAGTGATAATACATTTATCAGAGAATTTAGTCAAGATACTGACTCTGGTGAGTTTATGTGGCATCGTGATAGGGAAGATAGAATAATCGAATCTATCGACGAAACTGATTGGATGGTGCAGATAGACAACGAACTACCAAAGAAGATAGAAGGTGAAGTTTTTATACCGATGGGTATTTATCATCGGTTGATAAAGGGAACTAACAATCTTAAAGTAAAGGTAATAAAGTTAAAAAAATGATTTTTTTTTTAATATATACTCTATAAAAAAATACTAAATATGAAACACTTAAAAAAATTTAATGAAGGATTCTTTTCGAATCTTTTTAAAGGAAAAGAAGATGAAACACCAGTAACTCCTGAAGAAGTTAAATCAAAATCAACATCAGGTTCGGCTTTTGATAGAGATGAATTAAAAATTGAAGCGGAAGAAAAATTTAATTCTCTAGTAAAAGAATTAGATAGTAAGTTAAGAAATACAACTGAAAATTATATTGAAGTAAAACAAAATCCTGCCTTTAAAACCAAAAGTACAAAATCGGTAAACTCTTTTTTATTGAAAATGATTGAAGATCATTATACACAAAGAGGATTTATAACCAATAGATCGTATGATGGTAGAGATAATGCTAAACATGATTGGTTTAGAATAATCGCTGACTAAACAATACTAAAATAAAGTAATAAAAAAACCACTCTAATGAGTGGTTTTCTTTTTTAGTCAATCTTTGACTTATAGTTTTCGTTGTAGAGTCTGATTACTTCGTCATACTCGCTTAGTATTCCATCTTTGAAATCAGAGTTCTCATATTTCTGTCTATCAATATATTCTCTGATATAAGTTTCATATTCAAGCTTTATAGAGATGTCCATAGATTCTTCATCTATCTCAACTGCTTCTGAGATAATATCTTCTCCATCTTCATTCTTTTGTACTATGTCGTCTATATACTCAACAGATGCGAAATTACCTTTCTCTAACATCATTTCAAGCTTTCTACGAAGCTTTCTATTATTGATAAGTAGATTGTTTGATATGGCTAAATCTATGTAGTCCTTCGTGTCCTTAATCTCATCTAATCTATCAATATCCTCTTCAGTTATTACTCTGAACTTTCTGAATACTGGTGAGTAGTTGTTTGCATGAAAAGATACTTCATTTGTATCTAAATCTAATATAGTGATTCCTTTTTGGTCTCCCGTATCGTTTCTATCCATTTGGTACAAAGACCCTATGAATCTAAAATTTTTGTTCTGTTGAACAAGATGAATATGGCCCGAAAATACATCTTTGTATCCACTAAAGTTCTCTACATCAATCTTATCTGCGTTTCTATGTGCAACAGAGTTTAGGTGCATTTTACAACCATTTAAGTCTGAGTGGCAAAATAGATAGTCTCCTGGATTACTACCAAGTTCTTTAATCATATCGAGTCTTTTCTCTACCCATGGTATTAGAACAAGCTTTTGATTGTTTACTTCGATTGTGGTAGTTTTTTCATATACGGTTATGTTTTTGTTCATATAACTGAACAATCTAACAGAGTTGACTTCGTTTGATCCTTTGTTAAATAAATCGTGGTTTCCAACCATTATATGAATTGGTATAATATCAGAGATATCTTTAAGTATTTTTTCCACTTTATTTGATATGTTTATAGGAATGGATGTTCTATTATCGAATAAATCACCTAAGTGAATCAGTATGTCACCAGGCTTCGCGTTTTCTTTTAGATAGGGGATTACATAGTTATAGAATGTTGATTCCATCATATTCATCCATTTATCTAGGTTGTTTAGATAGATACCAAAATGGGTATCTGTTATCATATATACTTTCATTGAAAATGATAATTTTTTGTATGATTTATATGATTTTTATGTATTTAAGTTTAAATAAGTGAAAATGGAAAAAAATTGCTTTTTTAATATAATATATACATTATAGTTAAGCCTTTAAAAAAACAGAAGGTAAAAAAATATTAATATATACATTATAATTGTTTACCAATTACATAAAAAATAAATAAAAAAAATATGCCATTACCACATTATACGCAGATTTCCAATGTTGGTTCTCCAGGTGGACCTGGAACACTACCAGATGAAGTAGTATACCTAAACTTGTTTGAGGTAACATTCGTGTTACCAGTTATCTTACAGGCACAAAAAAGAGATGCTCTTTTATTGTTAGAAAACGCTACTAAAATAAGTTTAGCAAACTTAACAGAGTTTGATACTGCTGCCAAAGAGCAAAGATTCAAATACTCTACAAGAGTTTTTCAAACAACTCCTACTAAGACTAGTGGTACGTTGGCAATACCTTTCCAGGTAAATGTTAATAACAATGGTTCTATGGAAGTTTGGAATACTTTGAAAGCTTGGTATGACTTACTTTTTAACTCTCAAAATGGTTCTCTTCACTACAAAAGTGATATGATTGGAACTATTATCGTAAATCAACATGATAAAAAGGGTGTTGTATTGAGAAGGGTTACTTTCCAAAACTGTCAAATGTCGAAACTTGCAGGTTACGAACTTGATTGGGCATCAAATGATATCATTCCAACAGTTAGTGCTGATTTTGTATATGATTACTTCATTGATGAATACATTGACTCAGGATTCTCTATTAATCCTCCACTTATTTCAGGATATTAATACTAAATATAAAAACCCACTCAATCGAGTGGGTTTTTTTATGTCTATTTTTATAACTAAAAAACCCACTCAAAATTTGAGTGGGTTTTTCTATTAGAATTTTGGCATGCTTATATTGCTTGTCATACTCGATGCGTTCTTCATCATCGAACCTGTATCTGGCATTCCTTTTTGTTGCTCTCCTTCGTCTTTCTTTCTTTGATTGTCTTCTTCTTCGACAATTTCGTTAACAAGTTTGATGTTTTCTTCAAACATCCAGAAAGGCCAATCATCCATTGACACTTCCTGTGTGTGAAAGTGTTTTTGGAGCATTAATTTATTCTTTAATATATGCTTCAAAGGCATCATGAATAACGAAAATACTTGAGGCTCCGTTGGGAAATTGCATATCTGTGTGGACCTCCTCACCACACTGGCATAACTTTTTAAGTTCTTTTATTCCAAATGTCATCTTGCCCACAGCTGCATTCAAAAATTGAAATGAGATATCATCCATTTCTTCAAATTCTTTAACTTTTGCTTTTACTCCGTCATATGTTATAGAAGTTCTACCATTCATCATAAAAGGAATGATTTTTAAGAAAGCTAAATTAGGATTTCTTTTTTCATTATTTTCTTTCATAATGTATTCTGTGAAAGCCTTTTGAAGTCCAATGTTAGGTGGAGTCAATTCAAAGGCTTTACCATTAACTGTTTTGAAATGATATGATCCTGAATTTCTGTTGTAGAATCTTTCAAGTTTTTCATCTATTTCATGGAAAACAAAGTTTTCTTTGTTTAGTGAGATTGCCACTTCTTCGCCACAACTACATTTTGCATTTACTGATAATGAATTTCCTGATTGGAAAGTAAGTTCTCTGATAAGAAAAACTAAGAATAGTCTATCTTGATCTTTGATATCTAAATAAGATCCTATTTTACCATCAGAATATTTAACTCTAACACATGATTGTAAAATATCATTCATTTTTTCCACTATGTCGTAGAAGTTCTGGTCGTCTACCATAGAGTATGCTTGAATCTCTTTTACTTGTGCTGGTCTTACCATGAAAAGAGTTCCTGTTGGATAGAATTGTCCACAAGGTAATTCTCTGATATCGAAGTTGAAGTATTGTAAGTCACTTACTCTAGTTCCCTCTACTACAGGTTTTTGTGCGGTTGTATTGTCATTAAAGTTGTTCTGATTCTTACTTGGATCGATATCGTTTAGATGTCTCTTTAGGTAGTCCTCTTCACTCATTTCTTGTTCTTTAGACATAATGTTATTTGTTATTTTTTAAATATATATTAGATATATCTCTCTTCCTTATATCTTCAAATAACTATAAAGTTTTCATAAAACAAAAAAACCTCAAATTTCTTTGAGGTTTTTTTATTTTTAGTGTATATTATGCGAATCCACCTGCTGCAATAGCTCCTGTTCTTAGTATAGTTACATTGTTAACAATGATTCCCATACCTTTGATAGGTTCTACGTAAGTATCAAGTACACCGATTTGGTTATCGATAATCTCAGTCGTATTGTTTTCCTCATCCATTTTATTGAAGTAGTTGTACAATCCATTTTTACTTACATATGTTTCACAGATTACGTCAGCTCTAAGTTTGATTTCAGCTCTGATGTCTGGTGTGTTATATCTCCATTGGAAGTCTAACAACATTCTTGATAACTCTCTTTCAAGCTCGATAAGTACCTCTCTAACGTGAATGTAAGAAAGTGCCGATTTGTAAAGAGTTTGTGCTGTATTCTCAGTCTCAATAACGTTTCCTCTATTTCTTTTGAAAACGATTGGGTTGATTTGAGCACCATTTAACCACTCTATGTCAGATGGAGTAAAGTCCATTTCTAATCCAGCGATGTTTGTGATTCTACCGTTAGTAACACCCGCTGCGATTGTCCAAGGAGTAATAGATCCAACATTTGATGTATGTTTTCTCATATACGTTGTTGCTGCATGAGATGCTGGTGGCATATCTAATGGTCTTCCATTGTCATTTACTGTTAAGTAAGGCATGAAGTAACCAACACAAGTTGTACCTGCTCCGTCACCGAATGAGTAAAGGAATGCTGGTCCACTTTCAGGATCTCCACCTTTGGCAATAAACTCTGCTTGAAGAACTCCTTCTGCGTTTACGAATGTTGGAGAGCTTGAGTTTTTGAATGACTTCATAGAAGGCATATTCAAGAATCCAAATGCGTCTAATCTATCTCCACAGATGTCAACTAATTGTTGTTTAGATCTTTCTGTCAATCCTAATCCAAATGAATCGATTAAGTATCTGAAGTCTAAAGCTTCTTTGTTAGTTATTGCTTTGAACAATGGTGTTCCTTTTGAAACAAGATTTAATACTGCATTTTGTCTAGCTTCAGTTCCATCAGGTAATGATGCTTCTCTTACTCTGAATCCTTTTAAAGAGATTGCTTTGTAAGTTGTTGCATAGTTATCAACAGTTTTGTATCTTGTTGTTTGCCAGTCTCCACTAAAATTAACCTTTTTGATTTCAGAATCACAAGTTATTTCAACTAAGTCTGCGTTTCCAGTGTATTGTCTTTTTGAAACAATTCTTGTTAGTTTTCTTGGATATTGACCAATGTTTAGTGTTAGTTCATTATACTTAGCCTCTAAGAAGTCTCCAACTTTTACTTCAGTATATCTAGCTCCCGCTACAAGAACTTTGTTAGGAACTTCAACATATCCAGCAGGATACTCAATCTCTAAAGATTGTTTGTAGTTTGTTATTGCAGAGTTTATTTCGAATGTTCCTGCTGTTTCGATATCTACATCCTCATATGAATTAAATGTTTCATCCATAAAAGATACATTTAAAACTTCTCCATCAACATACATTTTAAGGTAGTGTTTAGTGTTGAAGTCTGATATTATAGAAACGTTTTGTACTCTTTCGTAAGAAGTTTCTTCGTTTACTTTATATACGTGTGTGAATATTCCAGCACCATTATCCATAGTACCAAAAAGATTATCTGATATGATTGTGAAAGTTCCTGTGTTTGTAACCGCACCTTTTATAGAAATCACGTCGTATAAAGAAAGCTCGTCTAAATCTGCTGCGTTAAATGCGATATAATCGTATCCTGCTGCAGAAGAAGTAGGTCCTACGTTTACTCCAGCAGTTAATCCAAATACAGTAACTGCAGATTCACCATCAAAGAAGTAAACATCAGATATGTATTCAGCACCCGCTACATAAGGAGTTGCATTTGCTTTTTCTAATATTGTTTTAGATGTTTTGTTTGCATAGAAGAAATCTCCAGTGTTTACAACACCATCATAGTATCTTCCGTATAGTTTAGAGTATTTTCCAACTACACCAAAACTATTTCCATCAGCAACTTCTACTTGTGTTTTTACACCTTTGGCACCTAATATAAATTCGTTATCTACTGTATAGAATACTAAGAAACCTTTTAAGATGTCTTGTAAATCTGCTAGTTCGAAAGGAAGTTTAAGTTCGAAAGATTTATCTTGTGTAGAAGAAGTAACAATATTTGATATTGAAACGTCTGCTAAACTAATCTTATCTCCTTTGTAGTTGTTAAGACCTTTTTTAAAGCTTTTAAGCATTGCCATTTTAACTTTGTTAGGACTATCGATTAGATCAACAAGTCTGTTAAACATTTTGAATCTTCTGTATTGTGCGTAGTCTTTAACGTTTATAGAAGAGTCTGTATCTGTAAAGGTTACTTTAATAGATCCTGTTGCTCCAGTTACTGCTTCTATGAAGTAGTCTGCACCTGATGCCGTACCAAATACGAAGTTGTTAAATCCACCTTGTTTAAGGTTTACGTTTGTCCAAACTGGAGTTCCTGTTATTTGTTGTTCTAATACTCTGAACTTAACAGATGCTAATACAGTATCTGTAGATGCTACTGAAGGATTGTTTGCGTTTGTACTATTTACAACTTTAAATTTTCCTGTAGAGTCTACTACGAATGCAGATGAATATGTTGCTGCAGTTGAACTGTATACGTAGTTACTTCCTAATATACTAAGTGTTGCAGTTCCTGAAATAGGTACTTGTTTGTCTCCAACAACAACAAATGCGTCATAGTCTGGATACATAAGTGAGTAAGTAGCTACGATTGATGCAGTTGAATAACTAAATGTTGCAGCAAGTTCTACGTTATAGATATATCCTTCTGAGAAGTATGATGTTCTTTCATCACCATTAGTAACCCATCCTTTTACTTTAGGAGTTTCATATGCGTGGTGTGTTCCAGTCTCATATGCCCAAGATGCTGAACCACCTAATAAAGCAGTTACGTTTCCTGGTAAATCTAATGGATTTGAAACGATTTCAATCTCTTCTGATATTACTTCTTGGTAAGAAAGGAAATCAATATTAGTTTCATTTTTACCTGCGATTGTATGGCCGATTAAGTCAAGTCTTCCGTTGAAGAAGTCTGTTTCTACTAAGTCACTATTAAACGCACAAAATATACCAGTTCTGTCTGTATCTCTATTTACTACTGTTTCGATGAAGACGTTTCTACCGTTTGCATCTCTAAAATATGGAATTAAAGAAAGTCCTTCGTAGAATGCTAAAAGCGTAATGTTTCTATCATTTGCGAATTCTCTAACTTTGTCTTTTCTAAGTCCTGTAGCATTGAAGTAAGCACTCCATCTAGAATCTACTGCTAAAGTTTTGTAGTCTGACCAATCACCACCAACTACAACAACATCAACCATATAGTCAGATGCGTAATCATTAGTGCTAACATAAGGAGGCATTTTTTCTGCCGAACCATACCATTCGATAAGAGTTCTGTCAAATCCAGCTACTGCTGATTTGAAAACAAATACAGTTACGAATTTATCAGATAAGTTTGTTAAACTGAATGCTCTTTCAGAGTATCCTGTGTTATTTTTAGTAAGATTTATGAAAGACTCAGTGTCTCTTTTCCAGAAACCTGTAGTGTCAAAAAATCTTCTATAAGGACCAGTTCTTTCCACGTCGTTTAAAGTATCTGCAGAAGTAGATAGAGACTTATATTCAATAACGTCTAAATTATCGTCTGTAAGAAGCAAGTTTATTGCATAAACTGGGGCTGTCTCCAACATTTTAGAAACTGTTCTATGAAAGAACGAACCCTTTCTCTCCAATCCTCTATCCAATTGACCGAATATTGCTTCTAAGTCAGTTGTGTTACTAACCATTATCGGTGTATTGACAGGTCCTTTTTTAGACACGCCTATTACCAAGTTTGTAAGTCCTTCAACAACTGGAGTCGCGATAACGGAGTTATCATATTCCTCTAGGAATATTCCTGGTCTTTTGTATTTTCCAATTTGAATTGCCATATTTTTTAGTTTAATTTTTTATAGTTAAAGTATATATAAAATGTAAAAAGCGATATTTTTCTCTTTTTTTTAAAAGGAGGTTATTTTTTTAGAAGAATCTTGCATTTCTTTTTTTATTTCCTCCATTTTCTTTTTTTGTTCTGCGGTTGCAGTCAATAGGGCTTTTTTTAAATCGACAATCTCCTGAGTCTTTATCTTTTGATTAGATTTTATGTCGTTTACGGTCTTTAATTTGGCGGAAGTGTCTACTTTCTGACTTGATAGTTGCTTTAAATCTTCTTCGTTTTTATAAAGATCATCATTGTACTTCATCAACTCATCTTGAACATACTTTATTTTCATTTGAAGGTTCATCATTCGTGTGTACTCTTCTATGAATGGATTATTCAAAAACTTTTTATTTATTTCCTCTATCTTTTTATTTAATAACTCATTGTCTTTGTCACTTTTTAGATTCATGAAAGCTTTATCAAGTTCTGCCTTTACTGCAGGAAAATCTTTTAAACTTTTTTCAAGGTTATTAGTTTCTTCTTTGGCAAGTTTTACGTCAGGCTCATCAGTTATTTCGACTTCCACGTTTTCAAAACGTTTAAAATTCTTTAGATATTTCATTTTTTAAACACTTTTATTTAAGCTCTGGTGATTTCAACTTTGCTCGCGTCACTTCCGTTAATCATATTTACGATCGTGGAAATTCCCGCCACTTTGGCTATCTGCTTGTTTAGTTTTTCGACCTTCTCTTTGTCTTTACCTATTTCTTTTCCAAATTCTATCGCGTTGAAAAGAACGTTTTTGCCATCCACCTCTTTTGTGATCCAATATGCTCCGATCACTTCTATTTTTTCGGTGGTGATTTTTTTCTGACCGTCCGCACTCATCATTCCGACTTCTATAGTACCTGGTGATAATAACAATTTCAAGAAATCATCTCTTTTAACTTTGGTGAAATGTGAAAGTGCTTTAGATTCTTTTACCTGTAAATCACCACCTACTAAATTATTAGCATGTCCTAAAACAGAGGCGTCTAGAAGAGGATTGAATGTGCCAAAGTTTTTACTACACTGCATATATGCATATGCACCATCTATCTCTTGAATGTAGAATGCTCTCTGTGCCTCGTTGCCATCTTTGTCTTTTATCTTCAATACAAAAAACGTGTATTTTACAGGATAAACGGCTTTTTTACCATCGTCACTAACCGCGTTTTCACTTTTTGTGGCCTTTATCTTAGTAGCGCTTGCTTCTATCCCTTCTACAATCTCTTGGTTATTTTCTTCATCTTTTTCCAAAAATGTTCCTCCTTTGTTGATTGCAGTACCTATCTTCTCGTCCGGTTTTCCAAAGTATTCGTCTAAAAGCTCTGCTTGTTTTCCTCTTCCTGAATCACCATATCCACTTTTAGATTTGTAAAGACTATCACCATCTAACATATCGGTCATGAACTTTCTCAGATTGGCACCACCGTTTGGTCTGATTTCGTTTCCTACTCTTAGGTTTGTCTTCGGGTCGAAGATGAATTCGTATTTTCTATCTTTCATTAAATCCAAAACTGCATTTTCCCAAACATCGAATATTTTGTCGTTTCTATAAGGACCTTTGTCTCCAAACGAAGTATATTCTGCTTCGGTACTTACACCAGGTCCGGTACTTCTTTTTGTTATGTATTTTGCCATATAAAGCTTGTATGCTCTGTTGAACAATTTCAATATCTCGATTATTGGATCGTATCCGTCTATTATGAATCCGTCTTTGTCTTTTTCTAACTTTTCGAAGTTTGCTCTAACTTTCTCAAACTCTGTTTTATCCATTGTGTAGTCTTTTACATTTCTACACTTTCTCTCAAAGTAGTCTTGTATCCTTTCGACTCTAGACATACTAGATCTTGGATCACTTGCACTTGTACTTCCTTGAGTTTCTGTTGACTCTGGAGTCTCTTCTGTAGTCACTGGTTCTTCTGCTTCTTTTATGTAAGACATGAATCTGTCGAATTTAAGCAATCTTCCTACAGGTTTACTACTGCTCTTCAATGCTTCGTTTAATTCCAACATAATAACACGCATTCCAGCTTGTATCTCCATTAATTTTGAGATATAAACACTTTCGTTTACCGATTCGTCAAGCTTGTCCAGGTCGGCTTTCATTTTATCTATGTTTGCTAGTATCTTCGCTTTTTTTGGGTTATCTTTTTTAAGTTCCAATGCTTTTTTAGTCGCACTTTCTATATCTTTTATAAGCTCGTCCTTTTTATATTTGGTCTCTCTTGCCTTTTGGTCTACATAAGGTGAAAGATCTGATTTTGAAACTCCAAAAGAAATTTTCGAATCGTCGTACACAACAGATAGTGTATCTTCCTTTGGAAGTTTTCCACCTTCTGCGTCGTCTTTAGTTGCCCACTTTTTATCATCGCCCATTTTCATTACATGAGTCTTCGAAACCAAAGTCACAACTCTCTTATCGCCTTTTCCGTCTGTGTATATGTATTTTTGACCAACGTTGTATTTGCTTTCCTTTTTCTTTTCCTCGCTTTGCTCTGAATACTCTGTCTTAACATTGACAATTGGATTTTTCATCAAAACCTTTAATGTCTCAACAAACTTTTTAAGCGGATCTGCCAATTCTCCTAAACCACCATAAAGATTCTTCCCATCAAACTGTAAAGCTCTCTTTGCGAATCTTGCGATTTTTTCCGCAACAACTTCAATCTTACCACCATTTGGATTTTTCTCACTTCTTGGCATTAGATATTCGTAAGACTCTTTATATAAAGAATCTTTTTCTTGAATCGTTTGCTTTTTGTCACCTACCAAATACCTATTTATATTGTCGTATAAGGCCATTATGAGTGTATCGTTTTTACCATCTTTATGTTTGGCTAATAGTATTCTGACAAACTCTTCACTTATTGGTAGCTTTTGGTCTTTTGTATCTATAAGAGATGTTATATCTTTTGTTAATTTTCCAAATGCTTGAGTCAAATGATCTTCTTCTTTATAGACATTATTTCCATCTACACTATTTCCTTGTTTCTCTAATACTAATTCAAGTCCTGCTTTTAAAGTTATCTTTTCCTTTTTAGTGTTAAGTTTCGTAGCAGCAGCGAGTGTTGCTTTCAATTCTAGTTCGTTTTTGGCAAAAATTTTATCAATATTTGCACTTGAAAAAGTAACTCCTTTGTTTATATCGGAGTTGTTCAGTATCGATGTTAATGTGTCACCTGCTACAGTTACATAAGGAACTGGTTTCTTTGCATCTGCCTCTTCTTTTTTGTTGAAGTTTAAAAGATTTACACTTTTGTAATTTTTTAAGATATAGTAAAGTGCACTTAGATTCTTAATCAT